TTCTACCATCCCTACCATTTCTACCATCCCTACCATTTCTACCATCCCTACCATTTCTACCATCCCTACCATTTCTACCATCCCTACCATTTCTACCATTTCTACCATCCCTACCATTTCTACCATCCCTACCATTTCTACCATCCCTACACCACAGTACATCGAACAACAAATAAAGTTAGGCGTGGAGGAGTACATAGCACGAACAAGCGGTGCTAGTATCGGTGGTCGTAGCAGTGGTGGCAGTATCGGCGGCGGTAGTATCGGCGGCGGTAGTATCGGCGGTGGCAGTATCGGCGGTGGCAGTATCGGTGGTGGCAGTATCGGTGGCGGTAGTATCGGCGGTGGCAGTATCGGCAGTAAAGGCGGTGGTGGAGTTGGTGGAGCACCTGCGCTATCAGAAGCACAAATCCTAATGAGTGAGCGGTTGAAGGCGAGGCGCCAAGCGACAACCATTCCGTACAAGGATTTGTATAGTTCCGATAGGCGTCGAAATGGGCGGCACGTGCCCGAATCCGCCACGTACACCGATGCTAGGTCCGCCTTAATGACCTCCATTTCGTCGCCCGTGACCAGCCTCGCCGTGGGGTTGGAAACGCGCGAGTTATGGATGATGTCTAGCTTACGCCCTCCTGGTATTAATGGTCTCATTTAGTAATTGCGGTCCATACACACGTACTCCATGGGACTCTACACAACCAATTAACTTACACTCATCACCATCGCATTCACGTGGCGCTCCTTCGAATACGTGTGCTAAGATCACAAGTTCGTCAAAGGTTTGGGCGGCTGTGCTAATATCGTCAAATTCTGGGGTGGAAAAAGTTAGGCTGCAAAGCAAGACGCGACGGTTGTTACTGTTGTGAATAGCAGTCACCATGCGATTGTGCAGCGACTCCATTTTTTTGAGTATTTAACATGTAAAATTAATAAAAAACAACATTTGATATAACGCGTTTATTGTCACCGCTTTTTAATGCCGACGGTAATAGCCAGGCAAATCAGGATAATAAGCAGCAAGAGCAGCGACACCCAAAGTAACAAATACGGGGCGCGAGTGTCGCGCGTCAGCGTATACTTCAAAATGCCGCACGTATTTTCACCGTTCAAGGTCGGTGTTAGTTTATCCCAGTGCTGCAAGTCGTACAAAGAACCACGCACGCTGTTTACCATTTTCCGCGCAAACGGGACTGGCCGTGCATCATCTTGCTCGGGTTCTTCGTCCGAGTCATCCTCCATTTCTTCTTCTTCTTCCATAAGTGGAACCAGGTAAGCTTGGTTGTTATACAAGTTGTGGTATGGCATTGTATTATCGTTCTGCGTACCGCACGCCTCCCGCCTCTCGGGTGCCATCACCACTCGCCTCTCGGGCGCCATCACCACTCGCCTCTCGGGCGCCATCACCACTCGCCTCTCCTCTAATTTACCTTTGGTGGAGGCCATTAGCTGGTCTTCTCGTTTGGCACACATACTGGCGCGCTGGGCGTTGAAGGTGGGGAAGAGGGGTGTCGCGACACAGTCGAGCGTAGAGTATGCCGTGGTCGCGTGATTTCGTTCCTGTAGTTCATTCAGCTCCTGTGCTGCGTTGGCCTCCATCAACGCGCGGTTGGACTGGTACACCACCGGTTCGTAGTCGGTGGAATACTCGATTCCGGTTTGGGAGATCGGTACAAAGGACCGGTCCGGAATAGTCTCCGACATTTGTTGGCGTTGCCACACATCGACCGCTTGTCCAAGATCGCTGATGTAATTCATTAAGAATCCAAATTTGTATTTATATTTCTTAACAGGATTTTAATTTTGGATGGTTCATGGCTCATAAATATTATTCCCGACCAAATGTCAGCCGCCGCAGACTTTGTAGCTCCGCGTGACATAGCTCCGCGTGACACAGCGCCGCACGACATAGCTCCGCATGACATAGCTCCGCATGACACAGCGCCGCGTGACATAGCTCCGCACGACACAATGGTCTCACATCAGCAACGCTCGCAGACAGCGACGCTGGACAACGGGAATGGCATGGACCTCATGGAAACGGACATAACGTGCACCGAGGAGTTCATACCCGACATTGCGCGCATTTGCGGAGACGCCCCATATACCTATTTTGATCACGAACAAAGCGGGTTCTACTCCACAACGTGGTCCGACAATGGATGCGCACTTTCTGATCTTTTCCTCTAAATATTATTTGTTTTTAGCTACTTGATGCTTTTTTCCCCCTCAATACATTTATTTATTGAAAACTTAAACATGTCCACTACCGTTGACCGTAACACTCCAACGCAAAGCGACGATAGTAACACTCCATCGCCCGAGCGAAATGATGATCCGGCGGTGGCATCTTTTTGGGATGACTGCAGTGATAACATCGATGCTCTGCAGCCCGCGAAAAAAAAACGAGCCGTAGCGCCAAACGCCAAGCTTGGTTTCAGCTTCCCGTTCATGGTCAACAGCGCCGTCGATGGCCAGCCCAGCATTGCCGTGAGACCAGCGAGTGTGGTGGGGGGGTGCGCGCCGGCAGATGCTGTGACTCTGGATACGTGGATGCAGCGGCTGCAAGTCACCCCTGAACAGGTGGAGAGCATTTCAAAGTACAGTCAGGGGTCGGCCGAGTGGTTGCAGAGCCGCGTGGGTCGTATTACCGCATCGAACTTTGGCGCTGCAATGGGTGTCAACATGTACATGTCGCCGCGCGGATTGTTGAAGCAGCTGTTGTGGGGCGGATTCGTGGGCAACGTTGCGACGCGCTGGGGTAGCGATCACGAGGACACCGCACGGCTGCAGTACCTGGAGAATATGAACAGCGAAATTGAGGCGCAGTGTCCCACGCTTGGCGATGATGAGAGACTGGTGAGCATCGCCGTGGAGGAAACGGGACTCATCATAAACCCGGCGAGACCGTGGATGGGCAATAGTCCAGACGGTATAATCACCCTGACGTACAAATCCGGTCGGTGCGAAAAGGGCTTGTTGGAAATCAAGTGTCCTTTTAAAAAGCAGTTCTACCAACCGAACGCCGTGCCGGCATACTACAACGCGCAGATACAGGGGACAATGGGCAACTTAAACCTCAACTGGTGCGACTTTGTGGTGTGGACGCCTACGGGGACGCAGGTGACGAGGGTATTGTTCGACGCGGAGTTCTGGGACACGCAGTTGTATCCGCGCGTCAAGGACTTTTATTTTAACATGTACGTGCCGTTAGCGATCAAGAAAGAAAACGGGTTGTTACCCGCGGGCTATATTGATTAAAGCGCTAGTCAGTGCGTGCGTAGTCAATGAGTGTTTTTATTGTCATAGTCTTATTCAAATAAATGTTACGATATGAACAAAAAAAAACGATTAGGGCAAATGAATTCGATTGTTAAAAACGGCCGCCTTTAAATCGGTGAACAATGACATGATGCGTGTATTGCTGCTACCCCGGATATCGTTGAACAGACGCATTAAAGTAGGCGCGAACACCGATCCGAATAGTGCGCCTTGTATAAAAATAATCATGTTGGAGTATTGTTGCATTTTCGCGGCGCGCTTTGCCCGAATGGTGTGGTTGACTTCCAGAACTAGACATGCACAGCTGGCACCCAAACACGCGCCGTAAAAAAACTGCGAGACCATGCGTAATAATAAAAAGTTATGTTATTACGAATGGATGATGCTTGTCTACTAAATAAATCGTGGGGTAATTAAAACCATTAGTACATAAAATAAAAACTAATTTTTGTCGTCACCGAATTCTTTTTCAAAGGTGGTGGTGTTGGCGTCGGTGTTGGAGTTGGAGTTCCGGTTGGCGTCGGTGTTGGAGTTGGAGTTCCGGTTGGCGTCGGTGTTGGAGTTGGAGTTCCGGTTGGCGTCGGTGTTTAGTGGACAGTTGTCCTTTTTGTGTCCGGGCCGCAGGCACCCGGTAATTAATTGCTTGCCGTCCTCGTACTCAATGCGCACACAATACACATCGGCGACGGCGCGCAGTTCCTCTTCGCCATGCGCGTGATTACAATCCGCGCTGTTGTTCTCAAAGCGGCACGCCGGATTACGCCAGAACTTGCAGATACTCGTTTTGTACAGCTTGCACGATTTGGTGACGTGCCCTGTTTGCGCGCACTTAAAACAAAACCGCGTGGACTGTGCGCCGTTGTTGCGCTCGTACGCTCGGAAGTTGCCCCTACCGCGCCCCCTTCCCCGTCCACGGTAGTTGGTGTGCGTTCTGTACTCTTCCCTCGAGCGTGATCTGTTCTGGCTCTGGCTGTTAGGCGGCTCTGCGTAGTTGTAGGGTCTACCAGGGGCCGAGGAGGCAACGAAGTAGCCCGGCGCGGGCCCAGGCAGGTAATAGTACCCCGCGCCCGGATGTGCGCCCGGATTAGGATGGACATAATGAGCCATCTGTTTCGGATCCAGTATTCCAATGTCCGCGGTGTCTCCACTGTTTTCGGGTTTCACAATCCCCGTAATGACACCGTTGTGTGTTGTATAACCATTCAGAGCCATTTATTACTAAAAGAAAAGATTTGCTTTTGTTTATGATCGAATAGAATAAAAGCGTGTACAATAATAATTATTTGTTGGGTGAACGATGACAACCTCAAGCTGTAATCGTTGCTCGTTATCGTTGCCTCGGCCCTACCTACAAGTGCTGACCTACAAGTGCACAAAAATATAATATGCGGTAAAGGTTAAAGATCACCACCTAATGTTAAGTCAATATTCCAGCGCAAACAGGAACGGACACGAGGTATGTTCTGTAGTGGATAATATCATGCACATGTTCGAACTAGAGCCGGCAGATGTCCAGGATATTGTTAAACTGGCAACGCCCGTTGCCGGCTCGCGTGAAGCGGCCACAAGTGTGTTGACGTCGCAGGTGTTTAAAAATGGGGAATTACGTGAAAAAATTGTAAAAAACACAGTCCAAAACGGCGTCGGACATGTGGAAGTGACGGAAAACGTGCTGGACGCGTACGGCAACCTTCTGTCCAGTCAGTCCAGCGCCAAAGACTACACCACGCCAGTTCAACCACTCACACCTAGCAGGCCGGCAAGTGTGCAGCGATTGCCGAGTATGCAAAGAATGCTATCCTCACGACGGGGGGCCGCTGCGGGTCGTTCCAAGAAGCATGGTAAAAGTCATAAAGCGTCCAAGCGAAAGGGGTCCACGCGCTCCAAACGCACCGCGTCCAAGCGCCAGGATAAAAGACGAGGGTGAATGTAGGGTAGTGGCGCAGGTGAAACCCACACATTTATCAAAAGCCGTGGTAACGTTGTACACCCACCCCGGTGATAAAGCAATTGGTTTATTAGGTTTTTTTTACACATCAGTACGTAGTAAGTAGTCCAATGGTTAAAAAAAAAAGTCGTTAAAAGTAGCCTTTAAACAAAGGGGCTTCTTCAAGCTTGTTGACGGCTTTGGAATACACGCGAACAACACCAACATATTCATAATGCAGCAGATTCACAATGTCTACATCAAATGCACAAATGACACCGCTTGCTGTCACGGCCGAAAGAGCCTTTGCGGCACTTTGACACCTAATGTTAGAGTCGTAGATTGTTGTACTAACCACTAGATCTTGCATGAGTATATCTGTGCTGTTTTGCATAATCCCTGCAATCATGGCGTTGCTCAGTGAAAGCACCTCGTCCAGCGATCCCGTGGTTAAAAACATTTCGTCAAGCATGGTGTAGATGTTGCGGCTCTCCAGTCGCTGCATTAGGTCGGGGAAGCGGTGGATGTTGTAGTCATTCCAATCCTGGTCGTTCACGTCGATGTTGGCCTGGATACGCATCAAGTGCACGGCGTTAACCGTTGGGTGCATTACCAAAAACCCGTGCAGCGTTGCGAACGACCGGTAGTACTTGTTTACGAGTACACGAGCAAGCTCTTCAAACGCTACTGTAGGTTTACCTTCGTGCAGCACCAGACGCGAGTGCGTGAACAGCTCCCTAACATTATGACCTGTCCACACGAGCGAGCGGATGTCGGTCGCCCAGAACACGCTACATCGCGTAAACATTTCCAGCGTGTTCACATCGAGTTTGCTGAGCGGGTTGTTCACGATGAACCCCAGCGGGTGGTCTGCATCCCCTTGAATAAACCGACAAATTTGACTGATGTCTTCGGTGCTCAAGCCATAAGTGAAGAGCAGTGTGTGTAGAATGTGTAAGTTTTCGTGGAGGAGTTGCATGAAAAACCGGACGGAGTCGAGTTCGTGGGCGTGACTAGGCGACGTGAACAACCACGACCGCTGCCCGATGTTATACACCAGCGCCGCTATCTTGACGCACAACACATCCTTGTTTTTTATACTATACACCGGACTTGCGTTTACTAAGAGCGCATCTAGCCAGTGACATGTTATTTCTAGCATGCGCAACGAGGAGTCGTGCATGGACACCTGGTGAAACGGTTCGAAGAGGTAACACAGCGACCCCAGTCGGCGCACATCGTACAACCTTTTGAATTGTTTGGTTTGCATAATGTCGCTAATGATGTCGGCACCAAATGTGAATACAGACTGCCCGACGTATGCTGCCATTGCTGATCTCGCGCTATACAATAAACTAGAATTAAATAATGAGGCCTAGTTTCGAATGGGTAAAAATAGATTATTTAGACAATTAAATGTTTATTGTTTTTATCGCAGACACCGGTGACGAAGTTGGTGGTGCGCAGCTCGCCCTTGTAATCCCTAGAGTCCATGTCAACTCGTATCTTGTACGCTTCGAAGACCCACTGGTAAAAGTCGCTGGTGAACCCGCGTTTCTGCGACTTGAATGACCCGTCGGCGATGAGGTACACGTTCATCATGAGCTTAATGTCGTCCATGGACATGTACGCCTTTCGGTCCCAGTGCAGGTCGGTGCAGTTCTCCAGAAAGAACGCCAGCGCGTGTGTTTCTGCGCGCAGCTTGCGGCGGTTCTCTGCAAAATACGGCGGCAGCACATTCCAGATGTCAACGGTGCCAAATGCTGCGGCGGCCTCGCGGTACGCTCGGTTACACTTTAGCAAAATATGGCCCATCTCCTGTTGCAGCTCAACAAACAACTTGGGGTTGCCGTCGGAGACAATCTCGTTGAAGAGGCCCAGCACGATGCGTCGGGACATGGAGCCCGAGTTATCGCACCACGCCGCAACCTCGTTCCCCATAAACATGCCGTGCGTCTTCCACGCCACCGATGTCGCCGTCTCGAATTTCTTCGGAATGGCCATCTGCTCGCCAGACACCATGCACTGAAACTCGCCCTGGTCCAGGCCAAAGTCGTGCTTCACCTCGTAACACACGTAGATGAGCTTGTTCACCAGCGCCGCCAGCCCAAACTTGTTCTCGATGTTGTTGCTCAGCACACCCACGTCGTTCGCATCGTACAGATACGACACAATTTTACCGAGCGTGGACTTGCCGCTGCCCGCCACGCCCTTGATGAACAGCAGCACTTGCCACTCATCGTACTCGCCGATCTCGTAGATCATGCGTCCGATAAACACAAAATACCAATTCTTCACAGACAGTTGCGGCGCGTCCGGGTCCTCCTGCATCCGTGTCGTGCGCTGCCCCGTCACAGGGTCCACGGTGACAACTTTTTTCGACACGATGAACGCCTCGTCGGAAATCTTCTGGTGGTCCAAGATCTGGTCGAGTTTCGGCGTGGGAATGTCGCGCCAGTCAACGAGCTGCAAGTCCGCGTACTCCACCGGAAAGTCAATGTCGAAAAACTTGGCGGCCACCAACGACGGAGGGATGTGCGACGTAGGGTCCGAGTACTCGTAAATAATATGGTTGTCTGCATCGTACACACAGTTGCGAAAGGAGAACACGTGCCTGTCCGGAACCAGCTTGGGCAGTTCAATGTCCTTGCAGTGTTTTAGGTAGTTACCGGCCGCCGTGACGTTGGAGTGCGCCGACGTTAAATTCAGCCACATGTCGTAGTTGCTCTCTTTCGGGACAGCGGCGTACACAAACTCTTCAATCTCCGAGTACAACTGCCACGCGTGTGTGCGGAACGGCGGCAGTCCGGGCGCGTCCACCACTGTCTGCCGGTACAGCCTCTCGTTGTACTTGCGCAAATTCAGGGTGTACGCCTTTTTCAGTAAGAACAGGAGCAGCTTTTGGAAGCTGGATTCTTCGCGCTCACCCTGTGCCACGCTCAAGGCTTCGCTCCAGGTGTTCACCGCACTCGACGTCCCCAGATGAAAATGCTCGTTGGTTACAAGCTGGGTGCGCTGATGCAGCTTCACAAGCAGCGCCATGTTGTTAATCGTCTCGAGCACCCGGACAAACCGCTGACCCACGGTCGACATGTTGCAGTCCGGGTCGATCAGTGCCTCGTGCACAAACCTGTAGTACACGTACAGCGTTTTCTCAATAAAATCCCGTTCTTTCTGGTCGATATCTTCCGGCGCCACGACCGCTACCGGTAGAGCATCATTTTCACCCGGCGGGAATCCGTACAAGTAGTACGCGCACCCCAACAACTTATCCTTGTGGAAGGAACTAGGCCACCGGATCCACCGATGCGCAATCTCGTCTCCAGCCGCTAATATCACCTCGTGCTCCACCGCCACCGAGTAGTCCCGAATGGAATTCACCTCATGGTCTAGAACCGATGTCTCCGGCGGGGGAACCAGCATCAACCGTAGCGGAATAATTTCATCATCACCCTCAACACCCTCAGCCTCAACACCCTCAGCCTCAACAACCTCAGCCTCAACAACCTCAGCCTCAACAACCTCAGCCTCAACAACCTCAGCCTCAACAACCTCAACACCCTCAGCCTCAACAACCTCAACACCCTCCTCAACAGCACCACCACCACCAGCGCCACCACCAGCGCCACCACCAGCGCCACCACCAGCACCGCCACCAGCACCACCTCTACCACCACCGACGCCAGCGCAAACACCAGCGCCATCACCACCACCCTCAATACCATCGCCATCGCCAGCATGGTGCATCATCGCATCCATGTCCGCGTCTGGTTGAGCGTGTTCTTCCTCCATGATTTGGTAGTACATTGCGATATCCGCATCATGGTCGTCATCCATCTGTGTTCGAGGAGATGAAACTTAGATTTGTGTTCGAGGAAATATTAAAATAGTCATACAACAAAGTCCTAAAATAAAATAAACTTAGTTCACGTACAAATTATACACAAATTCTAAAGTTTGAATTTTAAGTTTTAATAGTCAAAGCATATGTCGTCGGACGAGGCAGAAACACCGTGCGGCGTACCTGACCTTTTGTATGATGCACACGTACACATTTTGCCGTTTATCAACAGACTGAAGAGCGTATTCGTAACAAAAAAAGAAAACGAAGTAGTGAAATGCAAAATACACTTTGGCAAAATGGAACACGGCGCGTTTAATAATGAATTGCCTCGTATGTTTTTTATGCAAACCCTGCTCATGTTGCAGCGCTTCCAAGACTGGAATCACGTGAACCCCTCGTACGACACGCATGACTACTATTACACCCTAAACTTACCGGTGCACAAACCAAAAAAACAAAAAACACTCTTACCCGCTTTCGACGACAACAAGACAGTACGAAGTAGAACCCATTTCATTAAAACCGCCAGCCGCTTAAACATGCAGGTGGAACACTCCTACTGTCAAGATAACACCGCTGTTTTGTTACACGTCAACAACCGGAGCAACATTGATGTTCGTATTGAAATGAATCAAGTGTGTAACGTCATACCGCAGAGCATTCCCATAGTTGTCGAGCCTTTTCATGTGTGTTTACGCACACAAACAGTGTTTTGCCTAGAAAATTGGAAATTTATGTTCATTCGGGAATGGGCGGCACCCACGCGACTCGAGGCGGAGACCAAACAGTTTCGCGACAAAGAGAAAGACATGTGCGCGCATCGGCTGCAAATTGAATTTATTGGAACGTCTGATTACATAAACAACTTGACGCCTGACTATTTCTCGGTGTCGTTGCTTCTTAAAATATGTAGTCTTTTAGGCGGTAACATCATACATTTAAATCCAATTCATCCACAATAAAAAAAAACACATTTTATGTTCTCGTGGTAGTTAGTTGGAACGTATCTTCATTAAGTTGCATTTGCTTTTTTTTACGCGTAGACAAAATGCTTCGCGGACTCATGATCAATGCGGACTCTTCCCTGGTGACGGTTGGCGTATCAAAGCATAAAACCAAACCGGTGCACTTTCAAGTTGCGTGCCCCGGCGGCATCAAATCGACGTTTATCGCATCGGCTTCGTCAACGGTACACAGTGCTACCACGAACACGTTTCTGCGGCTCATGGAAGATCCACGGCATTTAGTGTCACCAACCCACTTCGAAAAAGCAAGTTTGCCCATTTGCCTTCCGTGGCAGATATCATGCCGGCTACTAACCGCGCCGCTGGTTATAATCAGTTGCGACTGCCAAACCCTTCAAATGAAATCCTTAACGTACGACGACTTCATTCAGTGTTGGGGCATTTACTTTGTGAAGAACTACGACAACAAATGCCCCATTACTCATTTCCCGGATCGGTACCTGCCGTCGTTCATCACCAACAGGAACATTGGAAGTATGCTTAAACTGTTACGAAAAAACAAGACCAGTTGTAAAAAAGTAGTCTCTACGAAGACAGAAAAACCCATCAACATCAAAATGGCCGATAAAAAAATAACACTTATTCCGCTGCAAAAACACGATGGGAAAAATCGAAAGACGTCGTCATCAGAAGAAGAGGAATCGAATGAACCGATCGAGCAGTCAGACGATGATGAAACGTCGTCCACCTTGTCTGAACCGATTCTAGATGAAGACAAAATGGAACCAGACGACGACGGTGTAATGCATGTGGAGAACGAGGGGAAAGTAGAAAATGGGGAAGAGGAAGCAGGGGAAGAGGAGGAAGAGGAGGAGGATGAAGAGGAGGAAGAGGAAGAGGAACAGGAGGAAGAGGAGGAGGAAGAAGAGGAGGAAGAAGAGGGGGAAGAGGAAGAAGAGGAGGAGGAGGAAGAAGAGGAGGAGGAAGAGGAGGAGGAGGAAGAGGAAGAAGAGGAAGTGGAGGAGGAAGAAGAGGAAGTGGAGGAGGAAGAGGAGGAAGAGGTAGTGGACAAGGACGGTAAGAAAAAAATGCGAGGAGTGTAAAGTGATCATCCAAGTAATCATTTAAGTGGTCATACAACTGGTCATCTAACTTTGGGGTTTAGGCGTACTGAAAAAAAATCTAACCTAATAAATAAAACATACAATGCCTTCTTCTATTTCTGCCGGTGCTAAAAAAAGTAGGGGTGGTTCGAAAGGCAAGGGCCGTAGCGCCAAAGGTCACCGTGGAGGTGCCAAGAAGTCTCGCGCGGGCAAGAAGAGCCAGCACAAGCACCCTAAGCGTAAGTAAACCAACTACGCCTCATTAATGATATGAGATTTGTTATACACTATCGATATCAATATCATGTATCATCATGTGGGATCGTGTACAGTGACCACAACTCAAATAAATAATATTTTTATTGAATCACTAAAATCTTGTTTGTATTTCTTGCGAGCCTCTTTCGCCGTTTTTACCGTACAGCGCAATATGTTCATATGCTACGCGGTTGTTGCGCAACGACATAAAAATAACAAATTCTTCACCCGGGTCGTACTCTAGCAGTAGAGCAGTGTCTTCTTTCCGTTTTGTTTCTGCTGCAATCTCCAGTGGCATGTAAACCAACAATATTCTGGCATTCTTCGACATGAGTTGTCCTATGTTTTCGTACGTCATCACAACAGCTCCCCGACCATTTTGAATGTAATAGGACATTGCTAGTTCCAGTAGTTGTTCGTACTGTGAGAAGATCACGTTCGATTTGATTCGAAGCATCTGCGGAATGTCAACTTGTCGCCCGTCTACTAGACTCATGTTTTGTAGTAATGATGATTGTATGTATGTATGGATGACGGAAAAAAAAGGAACAAGATTTAAAATAAATCAAAATTAGATTTTAGTTTTTCGAGCTAGTTTCGTTATCGCCATCAACTTGTTGTTTGATTGGTTTGGTCGCCCGCGCTCGCTTCACTGGCGCGGTGGCCTCTTCGGCGCCCGCTTGGTGTTTAAGTTGCTTCGGCGCCCGCGCTCGCTTCACGGGTGCAGCTTCTGCGGTGGTCTCTTCGGTGCCTGCTTGTTGTTCGGTTGGCTTCGCCCGCGCTCGCTTTACGGCCGCAGCTTCCATAGGCGCAGCTTCCGTGGGCGCAGCTTCCATAGGCGCAGCTTCCGTGGGCGCAGCTTCCATAGGCGCAGCTTCCGTGGGCGCAGCTTCCATAGGCGCAGCTTCCGTGGGCGCAGCTGCCGCGGTGGTCTCTTCGGTGCCCGCTTGTTGGTGTTTCGTCGTCCGATTTGCCCGCGCTCGCTTCACTTTCGGCGCAGCTCCGGCGGCCTGTTTGCGAAGGTAGTAGAACCCTAACAAAAAGGAATCCGCTAAATCATCTTTTTTTTTCGTTGTGATGGACTCGAACATCAGGCGTGCCTTGTCGTTGTCGAGGTCGGGGCATCCCGGTGCAGGCACGTTTGCCTCCAGCAGTTCTCGTGTCTTCACAACAGCGTACTTTTTGTTTTGGCTGTAGCGAGAAGGCGCGGCCTGCGCATCCGTCGGCTCACTGGTACCATCGGCGGTATCGTTGCTGTCATCGCCAGCGTTGCGGGAGGCTTTGGGTTTTTCGCAGAACTTGCTGTTTGCCGGTACAAAGGTGATGGTGGGAATGATAAAGGTGTGACCCACAATGGCGCGCGTGTAGAAATAACACTGAATGGCGTGGCTCATGACCTTCATCCGTACATTGGACTGTTGGTTGTGCCCTCCCGCTGGTTGTTGCTCGATGATGATTGCATCCACTCCCTCCGCGAGCACGGCCGCGCGACGGTGCAACGCGTCCATAATCAGCCGCGCGCCCTGCTCGATGGAAACAGCCGCCGTCTTAATGCGCTTGCTTGGCCGTATCGTTCCAGGGGCCGATTCTTCGTCGTTGTCGACCTGGACGTCGATGGAATCCCAGTCAATAATATGGAAGCGCGTGCTACTACCCTCGACGGTTTCAATCAGACAGTAGCTTAGCGTGCGCAGCCCCACATCCCATGATAACACTTTCATCGCAAAAACACAATTAAAAAATAAGTGGCATGATTTATTTGCGTGCGTGCTGTATGTCGAAAAGAATTATAATTTTGCTTGGTTCGTGCTCGGTTCGTGTTCGTCTGTACCACGAAACAAACAAAGGTTGCTACTGTGTGTGTGTGGTTACATCGTGGTGACAACTTTTGCGGCACGCTCCTACCAGTGCGGGAATTTCTTGTAGCCGTTCGGGTTATTGAGCATGTAGCCATCTGTTTCCACCGTGTAGTCGGTGTACTCGGCCGCTAGGGGTAGAGGGATGTTGTTGGGGTCCGGCAGTCCCTGCGAGCACCAACGCTTCCAGAACGCCGTCTCGAAGTAGCGACCCTCGTTTTGGTCGGCGAGTTGGTCCACAAACACGTGGTTGGCGTTCTGCAGCACCCCCGGGCTTAGCACCGTCAACCTGTACTTGTATGCAAATGTCATCAGCGCGCTTAAAATGGCGTCACTAAATTGAATGGTGGGCACTTGGGCGTTCTTGGTCCGTTGCCGTAGTTGCGCGGTTAACAGTTCCTGAATGCGAAGTAAGTTTTTGCCGTGCAAGAAGGTATTGATAAACGGGGTGTCTTCGTCGAACTCCTTGATGAAAAAAGCGAGCAGCGAGACGGCCATCGTAAACCGTTTTGTTTATATAATAAATATTATATACATAAAAACAAAATGACGGCAACGTTATGCACGGAGCTTGCACGCATCAACAAAGCTTTGATGTCGCCATATGTAACTCTCGCGACTGTCTCCAACGTTCTACAGTTCTTGGAGCACAACAGTTTCCGCTTGCGCACCGCGTTTGAGATGTGTGCCTGGACGTATCCCATGCATCGCGCCGAGCCCAGCATCGGATGGGACGCTGCCTTTTCGCTCCTCACGGATGCCCTCCACGCGTTGCTGGCTAAATACCCGCCCTCCTCCGTCAAAATCAATCAAGCACGCAACGTGTGGACAAACTTTTACGCGGGGGTGTCTTCGGGGTGTTGTTCGGTGCTGCCCAACGGCACTCTGGGCTCGCGTTATGTTATCAGAGTCTCGCCTTTGAACGGCCAGTCGGTATGTATGCCCACGCTTACTCCAGCCAAAATCACAGAAAGATCCTATGCGAACCGAATGGAGTGCGAGCTAGCGTTGTCCATGCTTCCGCGTGGCAACATCGCCCTCCAGGATAAGGTAACATGTAATGAGTACGGTTGTTTTCAAACGCCACAGTGGAATAATGTGCCGCAGTACTAGCTAGCTACGGACCGTTAACTGGGACCGTTAAAATTGTTGTTTGTTGACGGGGATCATGAATTGGTCCTTGGAATGCAACTGGTCATAGGTGTTGTATGCCAGGAATGCATTGCGCGCACCAAGTGGCTGTAAGAAACCCGTGTCTGCAACAGCAGATCGTTTCAACAAATCACATGACACATTTCCTTTAATGCCGTACAGGCCTTGGTTCCTTATTGCGTTTTTGGATGCTTGATTGCTGGAACAGGTGGGTAAATCAGGCACGACGGCTGCAATACTTTCTTCACGCGACGGCTGGTTGACGGGCCACTCGGGTAGTCGCCACATGCTTTCTCCCGTGTACTGCACGACGCCGGGGAACGGCGGTAGATTTGGAACAATTTGGGGACCACTAGGCTGTGCACGGGGTTGCTGCGGCGGAACAACGGTGAAACCAGGGCCACACTGTGCTACGTCATCGTCGTTCCGTCCATCGCTCTTCGATCCATCATCCGCTTTGGCAACAAGCGTTAAGGGCGCCGCCTCCATTTGCACTGGTAGGAGCAACGGTGGTTGTTGGAGGAGTGGCATGCGCCGTGGCACGTGCAACAGTGGCTGCATTATATTACCAGGCACGTCTGCTACTGCTGGCGGCGGTGTACGCTCACACTGGACGTCGCGTTGCTGGGGGCGCATTAGCGCCATGTCGCGTTGCTGGGGACGCATCAGCGCCATTTCGCGTCGCGGCTGCATAGGCATGGCCATCCGAACAGGTGCCAGCTGCTTTTGCCGTAATGGTTGTGTTTGGTCTGATTGTTCTTCCGGCGCAGGGGCATCATCCGGCGGTGGTCGGCACACTACGTTATGCTGGTTAGTGGTGTTATTGGTAATTCCAATGGCTAATATGATGAGGAGGATAGTGACGCAGACTATAAGGGCGCTGTAGTTGATTTTGTTGAAGGGGAGCAAAAGTATAGATACCCCTAAAAGGACGCAACAAATAATGTAGACGGCGTTCACTGTTTTGGATTTGCTGAAACACATCGCTGGTGTTTTTCTTTATTTAATACAATGATTATTTTTTACATTGCCGTCATGTTTTGAATTTTTGGAACTACTTCTACTACGACTTGTACTACATGTCCTGCCCTTTCATGAGCGACCCCATCATGCTGTACATTGTGCTCATGTTCTCGATCATGTTAGAGGCGTCACCGGACTGCATGCGCGAAGCGAACTCTTGTAAATCCGACATGTTCAACGAGCTCATCACTTGCTCGGACATGGTCTGCATGTTCAAATCGCTCATGCTCATGTTCCCGCTTTCGATCTGGTTCACGATCGAATGAGCCATGTTTTCAATGCTGGTCAGCATGTTGGACGGAATCTTGGAGTACATGTTGTAAATATTGGAGAACTCGTTGAGCTTGGTGATGTACTCCCACATGGCGTTCTTGGTGTCACTGTGCAGATCCGGCGTCCATTTCTGCGGCATGTCAATGTTGCGCATCAAGTCAATGTCCTCGAGCAACAACGTGTCGTCGTGTTCGATACAGCGAGCGTAGTACGGACCCATGCTGCCGTGATACGACACAATCGCTTCTTTGATCACAGCCTTCCTCTCCTCCGTATCGTTACCCGCGGCCAGGAGTCGCATAGTTAACCCCAACTTGTACTGTTGCACCTTTAAACATTCGGGGAACACGTCCGACAAGGCTTCCAGGTATTGCTGCAACATGTCCATGAAGGCAAACAGTACCGTCTCGTCACTGCTTGCCACCGTGTCGCTTGCACTGCTGTTGGTAATCACGAGTGTGCCGCTATCCATTTGTTCCGTACAATTTAAGAAAACGATTTGGTTTAACTTGAGCCCAATATAAATTTTGTTGCATCAGTGAAATACTAAAGGTACCAAACGCAAGTAGTTGCTCAATACATACTTCTAACTAAACCTCCTCAAACTATGATTTTGATTTCGGGGCCGAGTGCGTACGGCTGCACCCAGTGTAAGGCGTTGTGATCGTTGGCCGCGGAAAAGTCGCCGGGAAGAACCAATTTGGATTTAGACTTTACACTTTTGAACAAGTCGATGACGCCAAGGTGCATATACGTATCCGCCACTAGCTGCGAACAAAAACGTTTCTTGCGCGGAAACAGGGGCCTAGACGTGCAGCTCGCCGAGCGTTCGCGGATGTCCCAGCGTTCGCGGATGTCCAAGCGTTCGCGGGGCCGTGTTGGTTTGCGCGCTTCCGCCGGCTTGCGTTTGTCCGCCGGCTTGCGTTTGTGTATGGAAGATAACAACTGGTTGACAACACCGTCCCACACATTGTACGAGTACTTGTTACCAATATTGTCACGAACAAACGCACACAACAACGACTCGTCCACCGGCCTGTTCAGTTTGCGCAGGACACATACACAATCGCTCTTTTCAGCCACGAGCAGCGCAAGTGGTTTCAGCTGGTGCCCCGTTTCCACATTTGTTTCCCATCCGTAAGGCACCCCTCTGGAAGAGACCACTACGAGCGTCACATGGGTGTATCGTGAACCGCATACTATTTTCTCAATGTCAGTGTACCATTTTAAACATTTAGACCAAAGGATGAGGTCGCCCGACCGGAACGTTGTCTCCGCAAAAAGCGATCGACGCCGCAGCATGGGTTCCATCAAAAAGTTGCCGACGCTCGCCACCGCCACAGCCACGGTAATTATGTAAAAAAGAGCACACAACAAATAAATGTAATTCGTATCATTCACTGGTCTCATTTAATATATTATGAGCTACAATGATTCACGTGGTACGAATTGAACACTGCGCTGTCAATAATATGTAATTATGATTATTTTATTCATTTAGAGAACACGGAATTTAGCGGTGGTAAACGTTGCCCCGTCATGGTCGCGACTTTACGGCGCATTAACACTTTGTACAGTTGCAACATGGAATCCTGAATCTTGGTGTCCCCTAAATCATTCGCCTGCAGCGCATTCTTGCGCTCCTGCAGCGCAATGACCACGTGCGCATCGTCAAGGCCGCGTTCCACTATGGCGGCATCGCGGGCAATCAGCTCGTCGCTCGTCAGCAGAACCACCATTTCCCTGTATTTAAACATGGTTTGGCGCCTGATTTCTTCGTACTGCTCGAATTTATCCGACATGTAAAACAGCTCTTTCATTTCATCCGGTAAGCCCGCATGTTTCTTGGACGGCCGCGAACTCTCGTCAGCCATGTACACCGGCGATGACGATGATGCCGTCGATGACGACGACGACTCCATGAGTATGTGTTTTTTATTTATGGGGCTGTTTAATAAAAAAAATGAATAATTTCTACCAAAGAATAGAACTGAATTATTCAAAATCGGGAACTGTGAAGAGGCATGAAAATTTGTTTTGTGAGTACAAAATGAGTTGCGTGGACTAAATCGGAGGCGTCGTCGCGCGACCCATGTACGTCACAAATGAACGTCCCAATCAATCTTAAAATTCGAAACCTCCTACCAGCCCCAATTTACGTGAGCTCTAAAATCTAGTTGTAATAGTTAAAAACAAAAAAAACGTGGTATTATCAGCATGGCATGTAAAACCGAACTGATATGGATAGTTAGTATTATTGCATTATTCATACTGATTATTACGGGTGTCTACATCAACGACAAACGACGAGTGCGCCTCACCGTCCAATCGACTGAAACGAACGGACACACACGGATTGTCGCACGCACCCGACTGGGGGTCGGCGTCGCGTCGCCCGTTCCAATCGCTCCACTGTGGTGGGACAAGGAGGAGGGCGCGTACATGTTGAAACTAAAACTAGGCGACAGTCGAGTGGAACTGGTGCTGGACACGGGTAGCTCCCAAATCTCCGCAAAGGGCGCGGGGTGCCAGTACACATCGTGCGAAGACGGCGACAGCAAGTCGTGTTCCACCCAGCAGTGTCCGTGCGGCACGTCCCTGACAAAAGAGGGCGGCGCGCAAGAACGCAAGGACTGCAACCCCTTCTATTACGTACCCAAAGGGCGCTTCATCAGCCCAGGCGAGGAGGGCGCGGGTACAAAGACTAAACTCGTCTACGGCTCCCAGGAAGACACCGTGTCGCATTACATGGACGCCGTGTCGCTACCGTGCATGTCCGACAAAACACCGATGCATCACCGCTTTTTACTGGAGAACATCCCGGCCACCAACGAAGACGACGCGCTGAACAACAACGAGTACTTGCTCGGCAACATGATAGTGCATTTTGTGCATCACATCCAAGGCACCAGTTCGTCCAATTTGGTCGGTCTCGCCCGACCCGCACTCAAGTCTCTCGGGCCCGAGTATGGGAGACATGTAACCATAGAGAAGCTGCTGCAAGGCTCCGAAAACGTCTGGTCTTTGCTGCTCGACCCCCAAGGCGGCTGGTTCATTCTCGGATCCCTGGCGCCCAGTTTCCCGGGCGTTGAGTATGTGCCCATGGTGGATCCACCCATGTTCCGCGACTTCGTCACCCACTTCTACGTGCTGGATATTCTATCCCTCGAGGTGGGACCCGACTTGAAACACATGACACTCATCAAGAAGCGAAAACCCAAATACTGCATTCTGGATACGGGCACAACGTACACTTACGGATGCGCGGCGCTGGGTAAACAGTTGGCGGAAACGGGGTACGACGAGTTGTCTTGGTACGTCAGACTGCGTCTCGGCAGCAAGAAAAACAACACGGTGCTGACCTACTCCCCGGCGGACTTACAAGATGTGGACTTCCCGTCGTATTCGGTGTTTCAGTGCGACGCCGCGCGCACACTTCCCGATTTTAACGCCATCTTCCCCGATCCGGACGTGTTGTTGTTCGGCGCCCTCATGATGCAGCGCCATTACTGGGAGTTCGACCTTGAGCGTAAGCGGGTAGGGGTGTGTCGCGTCAAATAAAAACATAATCTTATCTAATCTACGTATATAGAACAAAATACGATTGAAAAAAAAATGGTACGCACAACCAAAACCAAAAAAAGCAGTGTAGCGGAAACGTGGCCCACATTGTGTCAGAAGACAACACGGTGTCAGACCACACGGTGTCAGACCACACGGCGTTAGACCACACGGCGTTAGAAGACGTTTGTTGATCGACGAGTTTCCGTGCATCACCTGTGACAAGAAACGCATGGTGGCTGACATACCGTCCATGGTGCGGAAGCGCACGCTTAACGGACGCTACCGCCTCAGTGCCGTATGTAAACAGTGCCATCAGAAGCTGTCCAAGTTCATCACCGCAGATAAATTTTATGCACTCGAGGGCGAGGTTCCTGTAGGCGAATAGTGTATGCAATGTAGTTGTATGCAATAGTAGTTGTATGCAGTGTCAAATAAAAATATTATTCCGAGGCGTGTGTGTCCGTGGTCACTGCCATTTGTTTTTGGAAAAAAAGAGGATGCCTCCTTTCACGCGCTCTCAGCGGTCCACCCTTTTATCCGGCGTGGACAAGTATCATCTGACGACGACAAACACCAAGCTGGGCAGGGTGAAAGCCATTCACATCATGAAGCCCAACATGTACGAGAAACAATCGTTCATGCGTATCAGCCGCCAGACGTGCACAACCAATTTGATCCGTGCCATGGTTGCCGCCTTCGAAAAACAAACGCCGCTCAAAGTGGTGGTGCATGATAGCGTGACCAACACCACGTTCAACAAGGGGTTTTTCCACGTGACAGAGATGACCAGCAAACACTTTCATCTATTCGACCAGATGGCTGTAAAATCGCGAAAGGAAAAAGTGCCGCTCCGTAACTTCACCTGCACTCCGGAGCTAACTTTACCCCCAGCGACGAATGCTACCACTACCGCTTCTACACACAACACTACTGCTGCAACCACTGCTATCAACAACAATACCACTGCTATCAACAACACTACCACTGCTATCAACAACACTACCACTGCAACCACTGCTACCCACAACACTACCGCTGCAACCACTGCTACCCACAACACTACCGCTGCAACCACTGCTACCCACAACACTACTGCTGCAACCACTGCAACCCACAACACTACCGCTGCTACTGCTACCGCTGCTACCCGCAACAATACCGCTGCTACCCGCAACACTACCGCTGCTACTTCTACCGCTACCCACAACACTACCGCTGCTACTGCTACCGCTGCTACGAACATTACTACCGCTGCTACCCACAACACTACCGCTGCTACGAACATTACTACCGCTGCTACCCACAACACTACCGCTGCTACGAACAATACTACCGCTGCTACCATGAACGCTACAACTACTTCATCTACGAATCCGGCGCCTCACGTGCAAGTGTCAGACAATAATACAGCGGCTGGTGCAGCAATTTTTGCGTTTACGAAAGTGTTTCCGTCGACGGCCGTTCGACCCGTAACGGCGGGTCCCAGCTTTCCTCACGCCATCAAAACAAACTACAAAGGCATCACCTTTCGCAGCCGGCTGGAGTCACGGTTTGCAGCCCTTATGGACGAGTTACGCGTTCGCTACATTTACGAGCCGATGAAGTACAACTTGATAGACGGCGGGACGTACATGATCGATTTCTTTCTACCGGACCAGCAGCTGTACGTGGAGCTGAAGCCAAAGTGGCCGCACATTGAAGAGGAGTCGAAGTGCGAGCAAATGAGTGCGCGCGGATTCCGAGTGGCGCTGCTGTACGGCTCGTCGTTGCACAAGCCGCCGTTCCGTTCGGAGTTCTACCGAGGTAAATCGCATCGAGACTACTCGCATCACGACGCGCTTCGAGGCATGACGTGGATCAATGGTCGGAAGCTCCCCGGGGAAACGGTGTTTGTGTACGGCAATCATGCCTCATTTACAACGCCGCTGGATGTGCAAACGCCCGATCGTGTTCACCTCAACCACCTCGAAAGCACCACGGACATGCGCTGGTCGCACCCCTTTATACTCCAAGCTCTCCATAAAATTAGTTCCATCTCATATTACTAGGTTTCTTTATTGTCAATTTTATTATGAAGTAATGTTAATGATGCGTCGGTTGTTTTAGATTTTTGATTGATATGGTACAGATGAACCGAGTTGAAAACGATACCGCCAATCATAAACACAAAACTTATTACTGTAATCCATGTAATCAATTTATCTATTTTGTGATTTTGAATAGTTAGCTTACGTAGTTCATCCATCTCTTGGTTCTGGTAGATCTGTTGTGCCAAAATCTTTAGTTGATCCTGTATGGACTGTGCAATTTCCTTCTCCATGGTGGTGGTTGGTAATGCGCTCATTTTTAAGTTTACACGTAGAAAAAATATCGGACACACAATAACAAATGGAAACAATCACGAATGACACGACCGTTTCCAACATTGTTTACGCCACTACGCAAGCGCTGACAAACACGGGCGCAAAAAGCGTTGCGCTGACAAACTCCAAGCCCCTGGAAGAAATGATCAAAAAAAATGGGGAGACGCACGCAGAGGCGTTTGAGTGGCACATCACCAAACTACCGGAGGATCAGATTGTGCCGGCTAAAACGGTGCGGGAAATTGCGCTGGCACTTTTCTCGGATGTTTACATCACTCGCGCAAGGAACGCGGCGTGGACCGACGAACAAATACGCGAGCATGTTCTGCAAAACAACGCCACGTACTCACAGTTATCGCGCACCCATCCACGCCTGATTCTGATGCTTACGGGTTCCGACTGCACGCCTCGTAAAATACAACATATGCTGGAGCTCATGGAGTTACGCGCACAGCACGAGGTTTCTACCATGAGTCTCGAAGAGAAGCAAAAACAGGTTTCGGCGTACTTCCAGTCAAGTTTTGTGCGGCAGGCCGAGCCGGGTGAAGAGGAACGGGCAGTAAACAACGGCACGGGTATTCGCGGCACCATGGTACAAGGACCACCCGTTTCTAACTAAGTTTGTACAATAAACTATAACGTTGTTATAATATATAAATTACACCCGTCAACCAAACAACCAACTTACGCAATGGCACACACTCAACGACAAGACGACATAATAGCAATGGGTATTGCATTACTTACCAATTTACAAAAGCCAACTATTAATATGGATATACTAAAATCAGACATTCAAGCTTTCGTAAGTAAAGTACAAGAAGCACCACCAGTACAAGAAGCATCCCAAGTACAGCAAGAAGCACAACCAATACAAGAAGCACCCCAAGCACAGCAAGAAGCACCCCAAGCACAGCAAGACGCACCACCAGTACAAGACGCACCACCAGTACAAGACGCACCACCAGTACAGCAAGACGCACCACCAGTACAAGACGCACCACCAGTACAAGACGCACCACCAGTACAAGACGCACCAGCACAGCAAGGAGTGCCACAACATAACGACATTCTAAGTAACAGACTTGCTATAGCATCATTGGGGTTGGGTTCTCTTGCGTTATTGTCAAAAAAGTTGTTGCACGGGAAACGCGACACCAATATACGCAAGACCAACAATGTTGTCGACGAGGTGGTAAAGTTGGAAAACAATTTAAAACAGATTGAAAATCACTTTACTCCAAAGAACAAGACGACGTATAGTAGTGATAACGTGTTAGTATTGGAAAAGAATTTAACCAAAATTGAGAAAGACTTGAAAAACTTGGGCCATAGTAAAGTACATTATGACCAAACTTAATAAATTCTGTATTATATAAACAAAAATGGTAAAAAGCTTCTTAGATCAGCCGATAATTAGCGATGATAACATCACAACACTATTTAATATGTTGAAAGAGGTGAAAGAGGTAAAGGAAAAAGACATTTCTGCCATTTTAGCTGTCGTGTTCCTGAGTTACGAACTCGTCGAGGTCGTGTTGCCGTTGCGGCCGCGGCGGCTATGGCCCAAGCAGCTGCAGACGCGACTGCTAAGGTAGAGGCGGCCCGAGCTGCTAGACGTGAATCGGTGCGTAGTGAAATCGGAGCGCAAGAGTCGTAGTTTCAAAAGATAAAAGTAGTTACTTAGGTACTTGCCAAATCCAAATTACATCGTTTTAATAAATACTTCAAACAGTTTAACGTTGTCTTCAAAGTCGGCCCTCGAAGGGGTGGTTCTCTTTAAATGCTGGCGCTCGCATCGTTCGCCACCCTTGGCGCAGAACCCCAGGGCGTAGTCCAGACACGCATTAGCGGTAAGGGTCGATGGCGGCAACACGTGCTTGAACGCGCATTCATCCGCCTTGGCGCAGACCGAGTGCAGGAAAAAGGAGCATATCGGCATCGTGTCCATGTTGTACCTGTGCAAGTACTCGCACGACCACTCCTTTTGGCACAGGCCCCGCAGCCAGTGCGTGCACATAGACTGCAACTTTTTACGTGGGTTCTTCGCGTAAAACTCGTCCTCGGCCTTTTTTTGTTTTGCTTCTTGCTCCAAGACATGGTCCTCGAAATCAAACCACACTCTGCCGCACATGTCATCATACGATCTTTTTGGTGGCACCGTGGAGTTGACTTTAAACTCGGCGCGCCTGTCCGACACCAGCTCGAGGCGCCTGTCCGACACTAGCTCACCGGTGGCCAGCCGGAGCACCGCAGAAGAAGTCGACGCATCTGCTGCTGCCACCACCTTCTGCAGGAAGCGCTTTGGGATGCCATGGGCGACGCTAATCTTGGTGGGTCTTTTGATGGCGTCGCCGTCCTTTGTGTACGTATCTTTGTACAGATGGCAGTCGGTCCGGAAATGATGTCCGGCAATGCTACATTCGTCACACACATACGTCGCGGCGGGACGCGGCTGTTTAAGCTCGTTGTACTCGTAATCGCTTGGATGTTTCTTGGGGTCTTTTTTGTTCACTTTTGTAACTCGCCCCTCTAAAGGCGCCTCAAAGGGCGACGACATCATAATCTGCCGTAGCTTGTCATCTTCGTCGTCTAGTGTCTCTAGCGTCTCTAGCGTTGTTGGTGTCTCTAGCGTCTCTAGCGTCTCTAGCGTCGCGGGTACGCCACGCGCCTGGTCGACCTGGACGCCGACCTCAGCAACCGGCTTGGGGCTAAAGCGAAAGGGGACGTAGCGACAGAGGACGGACGACATGGGTTTGCGACATAGCACAATTCGTTCGTCGTTGCGGATGTGGTCCATCGACATGAGTCGATGGTCGTTATCCCATGTGTTCCTGTTCAGTTGGAAAACGCGTAGCAACATGCCGGTTAAAAAAGACTGGTGCACTGGTCGCACGTTGGCTCGGTGCAGTCCGAAGTGGAACTCCAACAAGTACCGTACGTCATCCCATGTGACCACGGGCAGTCCGTCCTCCGGTTCTTTCAACTTAACCTTGGTTGGGATTACATCGCACGATGATGAGCTGCCCTTCCGCAGCTGCGATTTGAACACGACTAGCACATGCATTGATGACGTGACTGATTCGAGGGGGTTTGTGTTCTTTGGATGGAGATGTTTGGTTAAACCAGTTGTTTGGTTAGTGAGTACTAACAAACGGAAAAAATGAAATATAAATTGTGCCGGTAGTAAGTAAACACGCCGCTACCTGTTGACCATGTACTTGCTCCAAAACACTAGTTTAGATTACGTGGCTCGCGCGGCGGAAGACTTGATTAAAGCAGTCGACGCGAACAAATACATGCTCGTGTTTGACATCGACGCGACACTGCTGGCAAACGAAAACAACGAGCCGTGCCACGCACACCTCATCCAGCCCATCAAACGCATCTACGACCTGGCGCTCCAAATGGCGCTTCCCATTTTCTTGGTGACGGCGCGAGCGGAAACGGTGGACGGTCGCGCGTTCACCACGGCACAGCTGGAGTGCCTCGGTTTACGAAACTACGCCGGTTTGTACATGCGTCCTCCCGTGCACACACCCAACGTGAGTAACATTTCGATTTACAAAATGGAGTGTCGGCGGCAGCTGGTGCGAGATACAGGCCGCTTTATTTTCATGAATCTGGGCGACCAGTGGTCGGATCACTTGGTGTGCACACAGGCAAAGATGGATACGCTGGACAATTACTACACCACCAACAATGTTTTGTTTACCCCTTCCGTGATGGACGCGTACAGCACGTGGTCGTTAAAAATTGCGTAACCCATGGGAAAAAAACCAATGTAATAAAATCTGTTCACTAAAATAAATGGGGAATAAACAACCAAAACAAGCCCGACCTAAAGTGAGTGGTGGTGCTCGGATTCTTAAAGCGAAAGGCTTTGAAACTTCCACAGAATACCTCTTGCTTGTGGGAGAGGACAAAAAGCACCCTCGTGTCGCAACACTCACCGACACGGATGGAAACACACACCGGTTGTTCATGATTAATAATGCAGTTGTGGTTAAAACACTACAGGGTCATAAAGTTGTACCCGACGCCTTGCTGAGGGGTGTACAGCTGCTGCCCGTCAAAAACATGTTTAAACAACCGTATTACCCAGAGCTAGTATACGCAAAGCGAGAGGGTAACATCGATGAGGGGTCATTATTGCGCGGCGGTACAGCGGACGTAGACGCAGTCGACGCGAACATGGACTGTGATCGAAATAAGAAAGGAAAGTGTTTGAAACCGTGCAACGACGGACAAACGAGAAACGAGACAACGAATCGATGTGTTAATGCTTTTGCACCAAAAGAGAGCAAAACATGTTTTCAAGACCAAGTGCTTAATGCTAATAACCGGTGCGTCAATTTTATCGTTCGCCGTGCAGAGTTACAGCCAGACAAGGCGTACATGTTGTTGTCGTTGACCAAGAAAGAGTTCGCGACGTACCGCGAAGGAGACTATAAGTTTTTGTTGTTTGTGAAGCTAAACCAGGACGATGATTTCGATGATTTGCGCCTGTTCGTGAAGAATGGAAGCGAAAATTGGGACAACGACATCCCCTACGAAGTGATGGAGCAGCTGTACGTCAAATATGGGAAATTGCTCGTTGTCGATGCCTCGCCGGACGAGGAAACACTGCAAAACAGTGATGATTTTTCTTTCCCTGACACGGCACACAAGCAGAAGCAGAAGCAGAAGCAGAAGGAAACCACTGCAACCGGTGACAACGCCATTGCCCATGGCGAGGGTGACGACGAGTACCAGGTGTTAAAGCCGTATGTGTTGAAAGACCCGGTGACTCTCAAAAAGAACGCCAACATCTACTACTACGCGGATCTGAGCTACCGGCGGGTGTACGTCGACAAACACCAACGGCTGTTTTACATGTTGGACGACGGCAGCGAACAAACCGTGCTGCCGGACGAATTGACTCAAAATCTGGAAACGCAGTTAGCGCAGCTAAGCCTTCGAGACGTCAAGGTGGAACTTCCGTACTATCCGGAGCCTTGGCAGTGGCCGCCACAACACCATTTATCATTCCTACCCTTTTTGGCGGACGTTTTAAAAGTGAACCAGTTAACGATAAGTCCAGCGCCCGCCATCAATGGATGTGCCGCACGCACCGCCATCAACCCTATTGCTTTGCTACAGAAAAATGACCGCGTCAACTACAAGAAGCAAGGTGTTGCTACAATCGTCTCGGTTAGCGCCCGAAACGTCGTGCACATCAGCGACACGACGTCGAAAGAAGAACACTTCTTGACGCTACCCGCAACACAGTGCGATACCGATACAGTCGATAAAATGATTTTGTATCCTTTCAAGTTAACGCTGCTCAAGTATACAACAAGTAAAAAGGGCGACTTGAAACAGGTCACCATGGGTGTTGATTACGTTAAGAATTTACAACCCAAAGAAGGAGGCGTCGAAAACTTTGATGTAGACACGGACAACATCGAATCGTTACAGTTGTTTACGGCCGACGCCACCGATGGCACCGTGCGGGATGCACTAACAATGAACGATTTGTTGTGCTACGACAAGTACAAAAGCAAGGCATGGATCCGTCGAAAGGATGCGTCTGGCAAGTTTCACTTTTATGCACTCATCCAGGATAAGGATAAGGGGTCCACTGCGTTGTTACCACAAATTAAACAGTTGCTACAACAAGCGGCGGGAGAGGCGGGAGAGGCAGCGGCACCCGTCTTGGTGTACTATCAAAAACACGCGGCCGGTACTGTCATCAGCCCCTATGGGTATCACTTTAAGGTTGCGAAGCCGGACGGCACATCCATTATCGTCGGACCGGAAGATAAAGTAGGGGTCAAAAGTACACAGGTACAAGCCCCCGAGTCGTTAAAACACAATGCGACCGTTTCCGTTCGGTTGGCGGCGGACAACTTTGAGACCAGTTACACGGGAACGGTGAGCGACCCGATGGGCACATACATGCAAGTTAGTACCGACAACTCGACTTACACCCTGGGTGAAGATGACATCCTCATGGACGAAAGTAGTGTCCGCCACGTGCCCATCAGCCGACCGGAGAACTACCAGCGTCTTGTTGGGTACTTGCTCTCACCTGAATCCACGTACCCCACGAAGCGACTGCTTGTTGTTCACCCCACCGGCTCCGGTAAAACCATTACTATCTGGCAAGTTTTAAATGCGTACCTCCGAGACAATGACGCCGCGTTCCTCGCGGCCAACCCCGCCCTACAAAATGCGCTGAACGACGTGCTAAATGACGGCGGGAAGGACGTGCAGAAGCAAGCAAAAAATGCTGGAGGCAAGCAAACAAAGGCGTTGTCCTTCCCCGCCACCTATGCGGCGTTCCAACAACTGGTGAACAGCAATAAGTCTGGCACGCGAAAGAGAAAAATTATAGTGATTGCGCCCACCGAAGAGGTTAAGAATCAAATTGTTGCCGAGGCGGGCAAAGTGCGTGGTTATATGGCGGACGCGCTGGCGTTATCACCAAAAAATACCAAGAGCCTGGCCACGCTTTTGAAGAACGGGGAGTCTGGTGAGGACGACGCACCGACACTCCAAATCCCAATGGATGACGACAAGAAGAAACTCGTTACTAAAGCTGTTGGTTTTTTTAGTTACATTAATGCGGGGAACTACATGCCTTTTTATAAAGACATGACAACTGGCGCGTTTGTTAAACACGTTTCCGCCGATAAAAGATCCCAGATGGGCTTCGACAGATCCCAGCGCATTAATCAAACGCAAGAGTTTATGTTGTTACCCAAGAGCGTGCGGGAAAGCAACGCAGAACTAGCGGACTACAACCCCTTTGATAATTCGCTTGTTTGTATCGACGAGTTTCACAATTTGGTCAACACCAAAGGCACCGATCCGCAGTGGGTGGCGTCGCTGCAGCGTTTGTACTACACGATTTCGGTGGCTAAAAATTGTGTGCTGGTCGGATTTACAGCGACACCCATCATTGACACGAGCGACGAACTGCGGCGAACCCTCGAATTCCTCCGGGGAGACGGTGCGCGTATAGACCCGAACGACTTCACCGTCACAGACCGAGACGACCCCAGATTTGGAGAACTGACCGAGAACGGATTCAAGCAGGCGCAGGGACACGTTTCCGTGTACAGTATTAAATCCGACTTCCACTTATTCCCCCGACAGCTCCCCGCGCTTAGCAGAAACAATGCACTCATGAACCGAATTTATCATCCGCCCGAGTTTGTTTTTGTACCCATGAGCAACCGCCTGGTGCACGACTTCAGATTTAAAAACATTCGGCATAACACTGTGACAGCCGCGCGCGACGCTGCCGTACAACCGCTGAATTCCTACGCCGTAGAGGATGTCAATACAACCGACAAAAAAATGCGGTACACCGTGTTTGTGAAGACATCGGAGGACGACCCGGTAAAGGGTACGGAGGGTGTGTGGCAACGTGGCCGCGTGACAAACGTAACCAACAAGCTGATTAGCAGAGTGACCGGGACAACGCTTACGGTCGAGTTGCGATCAGCCGCCCGCAGCGATGCAGCCGAGGAAGATACAGAAGAAACGGAGGCGGAGGACGACGACGATACCGAAAACGAAGACGATGCAAGTCAGAATCAAGCTAGTGGAGATAATAAGAAAGAGGCCAAAACCACAATTACAGTAACAGATCCTAACAAAATCTGTCGCGCAATACTCACCGAGGTGTCGTCCGCGCCAGATGCCCAGTACATGCAAAAACACTGTAGCACCATAGCACTTCGGGACGTCAACGTTCAGCGGAGCCGCCACGGTGCGTTTTACGTGCGCGAAAATCTGGACAACATCAGACGCCTGGACGAGATGGGGAAGGAGCGGCACAAAATAAGTCTGCCCGCGGACTGTTTGGAACCGGCGCCGACGTACACACTGAACGTGCACGTAGGGGACGACGATAACGAAACAGTTCCGCTGCGCAGTCATTTCTTGGAGCGGCTGGCCAAGGAAATTGCACCCAAACTGCTCCGTGTCGTGTTGAACATTGCACAGACACCGGGCAAGCAGATCGTGTTCAGTCGGTTCAATAACGGCCTGGTTGGCCTGGCAAACATGCTGCAGAGCGTAGGGTACGAACGGTTTGACATTGCGAAAGACGACATCTCCACCCTGGAACGCAGGCCTCGTTTTGCGATATACGACTTGGGCGTCCGGCCGAAGCAGAGACGGGACGACTTGTTAAGCTTTTTCCAGGGGAAAAAACACTACGCCGGTGTTGACAACACGAGGGGGGAATATATCGGGGTGCTGCTGCTGCTTTCCAAGTTGTCCGAAGGGTTGGATTTCAAAGAGTTACGCGCAATCCATATCTTAAACCCCCCGACCGACATGCGCGTTTACACGCAAATGGTCGGCCGCGGCATACGTAATTGTTCGCACATGAGCCTCCCCCAGAAAGATTGGACCACGCGTATATTCATGTACCTCTCCACATTCCCTCCAAACACCACGTTAAACAAGATCTCCAAACTCGAAGAGTATGTGGAGGGAAGCGACGACGAAGGTAACAACGAAGGCGATGACGTAGATGATGAAGAAGACGACGACCAAGGAGAGGAGGATGGAGGTGATAATTACAAACCTAACCGCAGGCGTCGCGCAATCAGTGGAGGTGCACGTAAAAGTGGAGGTGCACGTAAAAAATCGCGCATTGGTGGCAGGCGTAAGAAGAAGCGCCTGCCAAAAATTAATAAGCGCACCGACGCACAGATGGGCGAACTAGATGACGACGAACAGGTTGGTGGCGAACAAGGTGACGACGAACAGATTGGTGGCGAACAAGGTGACGACGAACAGGTTGGTGGCGAACAAGGTGACGAGGAACAGACTAGCGAACAAAGTGACGAGGAACAGACTAGCGAACAAAGTGACGAGGAAGAGGTAGGTGCCGAACAAAGTGACGACGACCAGATAGGCGGCGAGCCGGTTCAGGACGACGGTGAGTCGGTATACCAAGCCACCACCGTGTTTCCCAACGCCTCATTCGACAAGTCGTCGCTCGATATACTACGTCTGGACCCGTTGTGGATATCTGATAAACCGGCGAGCAAACAGTACATCGCGCCCGATGTGTATGTATGGATGGAAGCCGTATACAACTACAGGGGCCCCGCGGCAACAATGCGGTCTTTGCAGCGCGCGTCTGTGGATTGTGTTGCAAATAGTGCACGCACGCTTATCAAACCAGCCATGTGCGGACCCGAACAGCCAGAGTTGACGTTTGACGAGGTGGCTGCACACATTTTCGAGAACGCGCAAGCGATTCCTGGGTGTGACTTGCGTCACCCGCACTTTCGCGCAACCCTCGAGTCTTGTTTCAAAACAATTATGCAACACAAGCTGGAAGCCCGTCTACGTGTAACAAATACAGACACCGAAGTGTTTGCAGTGTTCGAAGAGCTGTACACGCAGTTTGTTGACAGTATCAAAAATTGCACCTTGTGGAAGTTGAAGCACAGCACAAATCGTTGCGTGCCTAAATCAGAAGAGGATGTTTTTCTGTTGAAACGTTTGATTAAACAAGTAGCCCACAAGTATAAAGTTGAACTGGAGCGAAAAGTTGACGCCGATAAGAAAAGAGAAGACAACATACTACTGCATCTGACGCCGTACGTACAGCTGTTGAAAATAGTGCTACAAGACATTTTCAAAAACGGTATACCGGCGCTAGCAAGTGTTGCCAAAAAAGATAAGGCGGCGTATCGAGACAACATACGGCAACTATTTGTACTACCTGTACCCACGGATGAAGCCGGCGAACCTCTTCAGGGCGGCGCCGGGGAAGAAGGAGATGACCAGAAAGATGACCAAGACAATTCAGCAAATGAATCGCAAGCAAACGTAATTACACAGCTGGATCAGGTGGTGGATGACAATTTGGTTCCTGGGACGACGATCCAAAGCCCCCTCCCTGTTTGGAACACGTTTGACATCCGCATCAGCGACATCAAGACGAGAAGTTTTGTCACCAAAATAATGCCTGTTTTTCAGTTACGCGACTCCAAAACCATCTACCAGTATCTGGACCAGCAAGGGTTAGTCAATCCCACACTGAAAGCGAAACTAAACAATGACATCAAGAAAATGGTGCGCACCACGACGCAGATTGACCGGAAACTGTCCCTGGTGAAACAAGAAATCAACAAATACATACGCCTCCGCCAGCCAGAGCTGTGTCAACAACCACAAGGCTTAATCCTGGAGATTGTCAGGGACTACTTAAACTCGAATCCAAAAACAACCGTTGAGCACGACAACCAAACCATTGACCAGCTGATAGTTAGTACATGCACCACACTAAACCAGGTCCGTCAGGAAAAAGCGAACGAAGCCGAAAAGCGCGAAAATATTCGGCAAGACAAACTACAGGAAGCACAAAAGCTTAAAAACGAAGCGGTTGCTGTGAGACTCCAAGCACAAGAAGAGCGCGCTGCACGCAAACTCCAAGCACAAGAAGAACGAGAGATAAACAAACGGGCACGCGAGCTGCGCCAGCAACAAACACAGCGGGACCAGCAAGCAAAGATTCAGAAGAAGGAGATTGTCAGAGCTGTTACATCGTTTATTGGGCAGGATCTAGACGTCACAGTGGAAGATGTATTACGTCATCTCCAAGACGACTTGTTGTTTGATGTTAGCGGCAAAGAGGAGATGATCCAGGAGATTGTTGAAGCGCGGACAAAGAAGAATCAAAAACAACAAGGAAAGGTCAGCAAAGCCGCCAAGGTCCAAAATAAGGAGATTGTTGAAGCGATCAAAGTGTACATGGGATGGGATACGGATGTGCCCGTCGAAGATGTTGTACGCCACCTCAAAGACGACTGGTTGTTTGATGTTAGCGACAAAGAGTGGTTAATCGAACAGAAGGTGCGAGAAATCAACGACGCAAATCGCGTCGCGCGTGAAAACGCGTCACAAAGTCAGGAACCAACATCAAGTCCTTCCGCCGATGCGGTTGACGTATCTGCCGGCGATGAAACACAGAGTGCAACGCCGCCGTCGTTGCCGAGTGCCGAGCAGGATGGGCCATCAAAGAACACCAAACCCCAAACATCCTTCCTTGAGAAGTTGGAGCAATTCGGGCAGCGACTTACCAAGAAGAGCAGTTCTCCAGATGCGTCAGTGGCTGCTGAAGCGGGTGGTAAAAAGTCAGCCGGCGCTCAAGTATATATCATGGACATGACAACGGGGAAATTATCAGCTGACACTTCTGCTGCTGACTCGGGCTTTGACATACGGCGGTCAACACGTCGACCAAGCAGGTATCTTATTAACAAAAAATTTAAGGCGCAAAACAAGGTGGCGTTACTACCTGAAATGGCGGAAACCATCAACAAAACACCGGACGCAGAAGATCCCGAGATTGAACAACCATGCTACGCCACGTGGGACACCGTCAACGCAAACCCCGCCTTTGACTTCATCCGGTGTGGATCGGAGAATGTGCCCGTAAACATGTCCGATCCCGTTGCGTTTTTCACCTATCTTCAAAAAAGAACAGCGCCAGCAACGCCCCAGCCGTTTGACATTACCCTCGGCAAGAAACAAACCAAAGTTGTAGCCATCGGCGATCTCCATGGCGACATCGACGCGTTTCTGCGTACTCTATGGTATGCTGGTCTAATCAACGGCGGCGGCTGCTGGATCGGCGGGACAACCACCGTGGTACAACTGGGCGATCAGATCGATCGAGTGCGACCAAATGGGCCGCGATACAACGTACCCAACCGATACCCAGAAATAGAGGTGTTATGGTACACCGAACTTCTAAAAATCCAGGCGGTAGCTGCAGGTGGCGAGGTCTACTCCCTCCTCGGAAACCACGAAATGTATTCTACCATCTTTGATAGCTCTCAAGCAGACTACTTTTACAGACAGTACGCTAGTGCGAGTGATTTGACTGCGTACACCACAGAAAACACCCAAACATTTACCGCAGAAAACACCCAAGCATTTAAAGCACCCAACGACGAGGTGGATGACAACGACGAGGTGGATGACAACACGCTGGCGAATCGCCACTCCATGTTCATTGGGGGTCACGGATTATTAGCCACCAAACTGTTTGCATCCCGTGGTCTTGTCGTAAAAATCGGAAACATTATCTTTTCGCATGCGGATGTTGGAGCAACACAAGAAGACCAATTCGGCGGGATTGAAAACATTAAGAAGTTAAATGCAATGGCCCACACGTATTTGGCAACGGGACAGGGCGACGAGAACGCGTTGCTAGCAATCGGGGTTACGCCGGATAGGCACGACTTACACCCGGTATGGAATCGCCAGCTGTGCGCGAAAAAGAACTGCGAGCTTTTGCCCACGACAAACAACTTTGTGTATGTGTCGGCGCACACGCCTCAGAAAAAGAAAATTGAGCCCACATGTAACCAGCGAGTCTGGTGCATCGACACGGAACGGTCGGCCGCTTTTGGGGAGGATAACGACGATACGAGGGCGCAATCGTTAGAGATTGTGTTTAAAAACCAAACGCCCAAAGCCTTCCGGGTTTTGGGCGCTGGAAACATTGCATTGCCTGCTTAATAAATATGTTTTTTTGTATTGTTTTATTTTATTCGCATCAGGGTTACGTAGGTTGTAAAAAACGGTAAAAATATAGGACTACTTGTGCCGGATAAGACACGTCTTATGTTGGCGTCGTAATCGTGCACCCAGAACAAACAGTAGTCTTCGTAGTACTCTTTATCCACCTCTCCACATTGTCTCTCCACTTTTTCCACCAGCGCGTCAAAACCGTCCAACGGGTAATTGTTTTTGAGAGTCCACTTCAGCACGGCGGGTAAGATGCCACAGATGAACGGATCGTGAAGCATTTGAGCAGGCATATTGCAGAACAGACACATCGTTACTATCACGAGATTTTGAAAAACACGAGATTTGGAAAATGAAGCATTCTTTTTTTTGTGATAGTGGTTTTTCCACTGGTTAACGGCTATGCTAATAAATAATAATAACAATAGAATAAACGATCCAGCGATGTATGCACCGTACAAAAACACGTTTGAAGCGCAGCTGCGATGCAGTCAGTCGGGTGACCCCTGCAGCTCCAACCAGCAATGCCGCCCGAACTGTGAACAACCTGAGCGCCACAATCCAATGTTTTGTCTGGGCTCGCCGTACCTGAAAGAGCGAAACATGGGAACGTGTTACCAACGGTGGGCGCGTCAGGGCGATGCGTGCGTCGTCGGTCAGTACCCCCACTGCCAAACGCACAACGGTGTACCGCTGTACTGTCAGCAAACACTGGATGTCGACTCGCGGCCCAACAGCGCACCCACGTTCGCGGCGCCGTACGTCGGTGAAGGATTTTGCATGCCACGTCCACAGCGGTAGCGTCACATCAACAAAAATTTATTTATTATGGACAGACGCTACCACGGCACCACAAACATGTAACCATAAGTAGTGTCCATCAATACGAATAAACAAAATGCTATCTTCACTATTTGGATTTTTGAAACAAAGTTTGTGGGGGAGTACGCCGTTGAAAGTTTTCGATCCATGTGCCGAAGCGCACGCGCGCGCACTCGCACAAACACCGCCTGGGAGTCCAACAGCAAAGTCGACTACGCACTCGCCAAAAGTCGACGAGATCATTTACGTCCTCGCCCTTGAGAACAACAAGTACTATGTGGGGAAAACATGCAACCTCGCCCGACGCCTCGACGAACATAACAATGGCAACGGGGCGGCGTGGACCAAGCTGTATAAACCTATGAAATGTTTGGTCACGCATGTCAGCAGCTCCAGGTTCGACGAGAGCGCGGTGACCAAAGAGTGGATGCTCACCAAGGGCATCGACAACGTGCGCGGCGGTGCGTACAGCCAAGTGCATCTGTCCAAGACCACACAGAGCTGTCTGCTGCAAGAACTGTGGGACGCAGAGGACAAATGTAGAAAGTGTGGCTCGAGTAGTCATTTCGCCGCGTTGTGCAACGCAAAGGGGGGAGTCGGCGGGGGCGATGACGTGGAAGCGCGGCCCGTGAAACGAGCAAGGTACGGGAAAAAGTGGACGCCGGAAGAGGAGGCGGAAATATTGCACCAGATTACAGAGAATGTGTCGCTGGACCAAATCGCGCTGGAACACGATCGGTCTGCTGGCGGCATTCAATGGCGTCTGCGTAAAATTGGCATTGATATCATGGAAAACGAAAAGATAACAGCGGAGGAGGCGGCGGAGCGCGTTCGACTACCTGTGGCAATGCTGCTGACGAACAAGTATAGACGCCAGTCTAAATAAGCTACATTATATATAGTACCTAATTTTAAAACGTACAAATATACCAGCGCGGCACCCGTTTTAATTCAGTACTGCAGGGGCGGTCCCCAATTCGCTTCAAATGAGTGCGGTGAACTTTGAAATAATCCCGCCTCAATTATCAAGCTACTGGGCGGCCAAACTCAAACCGTAACGATGTCACAAGCAGACATCGTGGTCAAAAGCCGCACTTATTATGGCGTGTACCGAGTTTTCGGGCTCGCAACGAGCGCAAATGCGAGCGTAAGCGTTGCAAACATATCTGCAAACATTCTTTTTTACTACTTAAAATGAGGTACTACCAGCATAGGACGTGGTATTATTTTTGATCTTTAAATCGATAACATCTACGATTTCCACACTGGTAATAAAACAAGTTGTGTTTACAGCCGCCGCATTCAAACGAAACGCGGCTTTCGTGACGCTGTAAACAACCCGGTCCGCACAGGTCTGGATGCGTGAGTGAACTTTGCGCCTCGGTATTCACATCTCCTACTTGCGTGGCCGCTTGCTTCTGTGTGTGTATGAGTTGTACGGCCACTCGTTCCTGCGCGTCTTTTGCCTGTTGCGTCGCCTGATATGCCAGGTCGACGGCAGCTTGTTCGGCCGCGTAACGGACACAACAAGACGGACACCTTGCAGTTTCAATCCACGGACAACTAACGCCGACTTTCATCCGGTATTTATCGGTGCTTGTAAGTGCGAGCTGCCGCAGCTGGTCCCCGTACATTCGATTAAAGCCATTTAGATTTCGGTCCGTGATGACGTACGGATACGGAAGGTCTTGGTCACAGTCACAACACTCTAGCACGAGTTCGCGGTGGTCGCGCTGAGCCGCCCGCGCAGCCGCCCCGTAGTAATCCACACACTGTCCGTTTGGCGTGTAACCTTCTACGCACGCAACGGCTTGGCCAGGATAATGCCGAAAAAAAAACGATTGCACTTTATGTACCAGGACCAGCCACTGGCTGCATGAATCACACTTGTAATTTTTGTTTCCGGCTATTGCGGACCCCGCCGAAACGTAGTAGCCATTCTCGTCGAGAGCGTATTTTACCTCGCGCGTGTTCGTTTTGTGTTCTCGGGCGACTCTGGTCATGGTAAAAAAAAATGACAATTTTGAAACAAATAAAAAAACCCAGCTTAAAAAAAAGTGAAAACTTTACAAATCTTTATTTGGATTTTATCGGTGTCGTATAATATAATTTTCTTAAATCTTGGTAGTCGGTACAGTGCACCACAAAAAAATATATCAGAATGCATTATGAGGAAGATAACTCAATGGAGGAAGATATAGACATGTACAATCGTTTAATAGACGAACAAAATGAAGAGCAACCCGAAACCCGAACCAGAACCCGAAACCGGATTTGAAACAAGGCCACTTTCCGCACGAGGGCCACCACGTCGACTTAGACGGTGTCGTAGTAGACGTACTTCTTCATACGCCGCCGTCGACGCCGATCCTTGATCACGAGGTCGATGTGATTTGAGACTTTACCACCGTTGTTTCGCATCAGACCTTGTTATCGGTCGCCGACGAGATCTCACAGCGATGGATCGCGTGGCCCTACCAGTTCACTGTGGACTCGCTCGTGCCGTGTGCGTATAAGCTGTACTGCCGGGAGTTCAACATCAACGACAACCCGGTTGTTGTGCTGGACGCGGAAGTGGAAACGCGCGAGCGAGATTACACACTTTTTGTCCGTCAAAAGCTACTTTTTTACGTTTTACTGTAAAATTTCACGTCGCCACCGCCAACAATTATCACGCGCGTACCTCCAAATACCTATTATTTTTTTTTCGTTTTTTGTGTCTTCATTAATAAAAACCAAAATTAGTATTGTGGTACTACTTAGTACTCCATTAACCAAATGAAATGTAAATGCAGCGCGATCACAAAGTTGAACGCCAAGTGTAAAAACTGGACACGCATGAATCACATTTTATGTCGTAAACATAGCAAACAGCAGCATATGTTTTCGCTTGTGCAGGCGTCCAGACTGGCAGTGACAACCGACACGCTAATGAGCGATGTGGTGCACGCAAACTTTCGTCTGGTGCGGCTGGTGCGCCGGTCAGCGGATAAATACAACACAGCAGAGGACGAAGTGAACGACGCGCTCGTCTGCGACGACCAAGATATCCGCACGCTAGGAAAGCTGTTGGTGCAGCTGAAAACCAGCTTGCGCAACGACGACGAGAAGCTGTCCAACTCCGTGTTCCTCGTGCTCGGCATGTTGATTTTTTTCGCCAGCTTCAAATTTGAGCAAACGGGCGTGGATGTAAGTGTCGGCGACGTGTACGACACGCTCGACTACGCAGAAACCCCAAATGTGTCGAGGCGCCGCTTTATCGTCCTTTTTTTCAAGTACGGCACCGCGAATGTGGGGATCGTGCGGAACTCCGGCAGTGATGAGACGCAGACTTTGTTGCCCGCCATGGCGTTTACGTCGTTCACGCCGAACCCGGTATGCGAGCCCATCCAGACACAGACCCCGACACTCGTGCCTGCAATCGTCAGTCCTGCGATAGTAGCGTGACAAACTCATAACGTTTTTAGTACAATAAAAAAAAAGTGATACAGGACAAGGCCTCACCGGGATTTGAACCCGGATCGCTTGATTCAAAGTCAAACGTGATGACCACTTACACTATGGGGCCAACACCATTTATTGTAGATTTGATACTTCATACGTGGCGCCGTCACATCCGCTAAGTTCTAGACAATTTTTTGTTGTCAAAATCTGTCGACGTGTCCCGTCCTTGATTTTTGCCTGCGGGCGCGCTGCAAGGCGGAGCGGCTGAGTTCGCGGTATGTTTTCGGTGTGCGCCTGTTGACTCGCACCGACGGCCTGTACACATCACTTTTGTAGCGATATCCGACTTCGCCTCTTTGGTTGACCCACTTTTCTTTGAACCACCGCGAAAGGCTGCCTTCGCGTCTTTGTCCAATGTACGGCGATCTGGAAGACCCGTATTTTTTACCGAAATCTTTTTTGTAAGCCTTTACCATCATGCCGCTTCTATAAGCGCTGTGTGTCGGGTTTTGGTTGTAAATTCGCGCTTTAACCTGTTGGTAAAGTGCGCGGTCAGTGGGGTGGGGAGGGTGAGTCCGGGACCGCGTCAGAGTCTTCGACTTTGCCATTTGTTTAATGTCGTTTATTTTATTTTTTTGTTGAATTGGTTGTTAAAGTGTAATACCAGTTATGTAATACAAGCTTGGAACGGTTTGGAGACGACTCAGTAGCGGAGAATAAGAAGTTAAATAATGTAATGTTTATTAGGATTAGGATTAGAATGTAGATTTATTGATGTGCACTAGCAAGGAACACTCGCTCCTCGTCCGTGTTTTTGGTGATGAACCAGTGTATAAACACTCGTCGCATCTGTCCGATCCTGTAGACGCGAGCAACGGCCTGTTTTATAGAGTGCGTCTGCGTCGACGGGCTGCCTCCCACGAGCGCGTGGGCAAAGATGACATGGTTAGCGTCGGTGAGGTTGAGCCCCGTGGTACTAATGTCCATCGAGAGCAGCAGCACATCCACTTCTCCCGTTTTAAGTTTCTGGACGGCTGCGTTGCGAGTGCCGGTGTTGCCCATAATGGCAACAACCTTAAGACCACCGGTAGAGAGAATGGCGCGCAGCGTCCGCAACAAATCGGTCCACTGCACAAACATGATGGCGCGCTCCCCGCTCTCCTTGATGCGTCGTAGCAGCTCGACGATGGCAGCCAGCTTGCTACCGTACTTTTCCGCGTCCGACACAGACTTGGCTTCCGGCACCACCACTGCACGCGCCTCCGGCTCATCCACCTTCTGGATCCAGTCGCGTTGCCGCAGCTGCACCTTACACAACGGACAGGGAGTGACACTTTTTTGGTGGGTGTAAGTAAGCGTGCACTCCTTACAGAACCAGTGGCCACACTGGGTGATAACGTCTGTAGTGTTCACAAAGCAAATGGGACAGATGCGCTGGTCTGCGGCCATCTCAATCTGATCCTGGAAAAACGTACACTGTTTAACCAAGCTATGCATTCGGTCCTTGAGCTGGGCGAACTTGCGCTCGTTGACTTTTATGCGGCGCTTGATCACGCGGACAATGCTGCTGTCGTCTGTGTTTTCCTCTGCCGGCGGTTCTTGATCTAGATCTAGATCTAGATCTAGTTCTTGCTCTACGGACTGCTCCGGAGCCGCGTCTTGATCTTGGTCCTTTTGCTCCTCCACGCCGTCGGTGCCCTGAATGTGCTCCAGTAGTTTTTTATCAACCGTGATGGTACGCTGCAACGTCTCCACTTCCGGCATATGTGACTTTATTTCAGACACCCGCCGCGTCACCATCATCCGGGAAAGCTCGTCGAACGTCATACAAACTTGGATTTCATCCGCGCGCACAGACATGTTGCCGTCCGAGCCGAACAGGGCCAACACGTTAAAACACGTGCACAGCTGGATGAGGCGCGGCAACCCCTCGTGACGGTACGTGTTGAGTATGTCGCGCTCGCGCGGCTGGATGTCCACCCAGTGGGTCTGCACCACAAACGGCTCCAGTTCGTGCACAAACGCACTGCGGCGGATGCAGTTGTTGAGCAGCATCGACGCATCCACATTCGGCAACTCGTCGTTGGCGACTTTGAGCATATTGTTCATCGTGGTCGACGAGGGTGTCGCGGTGATGCCCCAGTACACCTGCGCCTTGATTCCCTTGATGCTCCGCAGAGCAACGCCGGACACTACCGGGAACGCGTGCTGCTCGTCGAAAATAATACGTTTCCAGAAGAAGCCCCTGAAGATGACGGGGTCGGTCGCGTCACAGCCCCCCTCGCCCCTTGCTTTGCTCACGAGTCGGTTCATGACGTAAAAATCGCTCTGCTTACACGCCGTGGGGTACGCCTTGCCGCTCAGGAACTCCGCCGTGGTGAACACAATGTCGGCCGCCATGATTTTCTGGATCGTCGTGCTCGCATACTGTCGTTTGTTGTACACGCACAGGTGGTTCACGCCCGCATCCACGAACTTGGCCAGCTCCGCCACCCATTGCGCACACAGGTTCATCGGCACGATCACGAGCGTTGCTTGTACCGGAATGCTGGCGAGCGTTTCTTGCGCGGAGATCTCCTTGTGGGTGTTGACGCCTCCCTTCCCAATGTCGAGCCTGCCGCGAGTGGCGACGATCAGGGCCAGCACGACGGATGTTTTGCCGGAGCCCGTCTCATCCGCCAGAATACCACCACGGTATTTGATTTTTTGCAGCACCGACGACCGGTGCGTCAAGCCGATGCGCTCGAATGCGTCTTTGTGGATGATGAGGCACGATTCCAGCAGCACGACATACTCTGTACCCACCAGTGGCAGCCAGCGCGGCACGGAGATGAAGTTGCGGCCACTGGCCACGCGGTCTTCTAGTTGTTGCATCCACATGAGCGACTGGGTCTGGTGCAGCCGCAGCCCCAATTTCCAAACCGCCGGGTCCGGAGAACACAGGTCGTCGCAGTCCACAATTTCACGACTGTAATATTTCGTGGCGTGACCCACGCGTGTCTGTTCGTAGCGGTGCAGCTGTACCACGGATGAGGTGAACTGCGCCAACCCCGCGAACGGAGAGCCGGACGCCATCGCCGCCGAAAAGTTTTCCTTGTGCAGCAACACCGACCACGACACAATGGTGAACGCGTGCGTTATGTTTCTCAAATCACTCGTGAGTGCAGCAAGACTGTGGATGTCGTCGGTGCGCACGAGAATCTGGCACCGAACAATGGATTTGTCGCACACCGAAGACATGGCTTGAATATGGGCGAACTTGGTAGCCAGCGCCGAGTCCACGAACCTGATGTTCCGCATATGCAACACCGCGCCGTGGTGTTCAAAGGCAAAGTTGTGGATGATGTGCAACGAGTAGTTGATGGGCGCGCTATCCGGTTGCTTCGTGCACGTTGTGGTGGCGACGAGTATCCACTCGCGTGCATGTTCCACCATGTCCGCATTTAAAGTTTGAAACAAATTGATAAGGCCGATTCCGATACCGCTCCCGATGCCGCTCATGATGCTTTCCTTTTTTTTTGTAACAAGTGAGTAAGACAGTCCGTACATACAACGCAAAAATATATTTGTTACATGACATCTACTGGTAGTTGTACGTCGATTGGTAGTTGGGGCCGGACTCTGTCGTCGTAAAACTCTTTTGTCTATAATTTATTAAAACAAAGCTAGTTCGACCGTCAAATCTTGTGCCGTTGTGGCCGAGTTAAAGTACGTTTGTGCAACGGTGGTTGAATTGTTGTATGTTTGACTATAAGATGGATGCAAACGGGCTGCCACCAATTACACCTGTCCCGTCGTTCGCTGCATCCACGCGCGCCGCAATCCCAAATTGCGTTGGACCGGTTGCACCCGTGGTTCCGGTAGCGCCAAATTAAATAGCGCAGTTTTTAAACTTCTAGGCTTGTACATGTTTGTTTATGTAATCCCAGCTTGAAATTACGCAATAGATCGATACAACGGAATTCGATATTCAATATTGTTAAGCAAAATAGGCAAGTAGCTTTCAACGTTTCCCGGGGTTGCACCACCACCACCAGCAAACGCGGTTCCGTTTATGGCGATACCATTAAGCAACAACTGGTTGTCAGCCGTTGGCGTGGTGGAAACTTCAGGACTACCAAGTACGATGCACCTGCTAAAATTCCCGTTCATATCGATGCCACTACCGATCACAACGTTTCGACCTCCTAAAATAAGACCCGAACCGGCTTCGTGTCCAATAATGACATTGCTATTTCCAGAAGTTAAGTTGTTTCCAGCGTATGCTCCAAGTAACACATTGTTGGCTGCGGTGGTTACACCCCCCCCCCCCGCGTTATACCCCAGAATCGTATTTTCACCGCCGCTTCCGATGTCCGACGCAACGTCACACCCTACCAGCGTGTTCTTCTCACCCGTAAGCGCCACGGGGTATTTGGCCTACCACCGCGTTATCATTCGCGTCACAGGGTACAATGCCTAGCGGGAACAGGTTCGACGCCGGTGGTGAAAGGTACCTGAAAGATTTCAAACTAAAAATAATTTTGAGCAAACGGACGCGTTTTTCATTTCAACGCAAAAGTTTGAGTCGGGTGGTGGTCTCACAAGTCTAAAACTCTACGTAATGCTCTCGGACCTCGTGGTCTTCGACGCACAACTCACACAAATTTCACAGACGTGCAACTTTTACCTTTGTTTGTTCGGGTACGCCGTCGCCTTTTGTTACGCGTTTGTGTACACCACGTCAAAACTCAAGCAGTTACGCATCGAGCACGTCGACCAGTTACCCGCCGAACTTGCCGATCTACGTCGAGGAACCGACGAAGTTGTCGCGCAGCTCTACGATGAAGTCGCCCGAGTCCGTGCCACCAACACCGACGTCTTCCGAGAAATTAAGGAAGATCTTAACGACTTGCACGCGGGCGACGACAAGTTCGTGGTCGAGCTACGCGAGCAGTTTACACAACTCAGTCAACAAAACCAAGCCGCCGAAAAACTCGTCACAGCGGCGATTTTAAGGACGCGCACGTTGGAGGCCGAACTCGACGTCTTACCCGCCCAACTCGAAGGGCTACGTCGAGGGATCCACGAAGTTGTCACGCAGCTCCACGACGAAGTTGATCGAGTACAGACGGCAAACGTACAGTTGCACCGCGAATTAAAGGAGGAACTTATCGGACGTGAACGGCGCAACGGCGATATCGTGACCGAGCTCCGCGAACAAGTTACGCGACTCACCGACCAAAACAAAGACGCCCATCGGCTCGTCACGGCGGCGAGCGTCAAGATGCGCACGTTGGAGGCCGAGCTGGACACGCAGCGGCAAAAACACGTCGAACTGTCGGACTTTGCACGACGCGCGTACATCCCCCCGCACGCCGAGGTTGTCGCCGCCGCCGCGAAAGAAGAACGCACGCGCGGTAACGCTGCCGTCATGGCGGAAGTCGTGCGGTTGTCACGTGAATCGATCGAATGCAAAGTCAGTGTCTGCAATGAAGTTGTTGTCACGGATCAGTCTTTCCACCAAAGCCACCCGGTCGTCCCGCACATACTAGCGAACCCTGTTACCAACATGGAGTTTCTCGATTGTACCACCTGTCTTATCGTGACGTCGTTCCGGGTATTTACAAACGACAAACAACACCTGGACGACGCGCTCGCTTATATTTGCGAAATCGCGGATGAACCTGTCGACGCCTTTGGGATTTATCGGTTATTTCTAAAAGAATTGTTTTCGGTTATTCAGTATTTTGAAAGACCTGGTTATTATTTTGAGTCGCAACATTGGCGTGATATTTGTAATCGGGGTTTTAATTTCAACGAGCTGCTGTTTTGGATTCATGTTCTCGACCGCGTCGAACTTACCCGCAACACCAACACGCCGAATAGGACGTACACAAGGTTGGAACGAAAAATGCGCAAAGTCTTCCGATATTTGCGGTTGAAAGCGAATCCGTGGTACGGGATTCCCACTGAATTCGTGGAAAACCGACGTTTAAAGGAATTATATTGCAATGATGGTTTAGGTGGCGGTCCATTGACTCGCTTTTAGGAGTTGACGCTTAAGTATATGGCTCATTAAAACCAGTTTGTCATTTTTTTATTTTATGTACACAATAAACGTTAAAGAGTTGTTTCTACGACGCCAAAGTCCTCGTACACCGGCGGCTCCGGTCGCGGACCCCGTTTTACACCGTAAAAATACAGATCACAGCTGTGCCCATTATAATACGACTTCCAGGACGAAAACATAGAGTCCAGGTTCTGCACCGCGTCCACGTCTTTGATCGTCAAGTTCTTATAGTAGTCGCTCATGTCCGCCTGCTGCCCGATGGTGCCGTACGAGTCGTGCGGTGTGGTGCGCCGCGTGCCGTGTTCGTGTCGACCCGTGGACGCACAGCTAAAACAGAACAGCCCGTTTGGTTTGAGCATCCGGTAGATTTTTCGGAAGGATTCCGCGTACTCCGGGTCGTGCTCGAAGCACTCGGTGGAGATGATGGTGTCGAAGCTCGCGTCGGCGAACTCGAGGTCCTTGGTGCGTGAAACCACCGTGACGTTGGCGGCCGCGATGACGTCGTTGCCGTGGTACTCACAGTTGTCGAACAAAAAGCGGTTGTTGCCGTTGATGTCGCCCGACCCCACGTCCAACACACGTTTGTTCCGAAACGAGTCAGCAAACACGGCTTTTAGGAACAGGGTGAAGTTGCGCGCTTGGTCGTGCATGTCGATCCCCGTACAGTGTTAAAAGAGGTGTTCTTTGTTTCGAGGGGGGAAAAAATGGATTTATAAGTCATGGTTTAAACACACCAGACGCGTCGATCGGCCAGCTAATAATTTTATCCGTTTGCGTCAGTCGAAAACTTAAGTAGACTTTTTGTAAGTTATGGTGTGATGAGGTACACGATTTCGCCCGAGGTCGGGTTGTAGTATAGCGGCGCAGCTGCCGCCAGTTGCGCCGCTGCCAGGCCGCGAACGGGGTTAATGAAAAGACTGGAACTCTGGGTGGAGTCCAGAATCGTGTTTGCATCCGCGTTAATGCATACGCTGTACGGATGCTGGTTGGTGACTCCTGCGTTGACACCGATGGCAATCGCGCCCTGTCCTTGGTTGCTCACACCCACGTTTGTGCCCACCGCAATGCAATTCTCACCTTGGTTCAAAACGCCTACGCCCGCGCCGATGGCGACCGAGTTGCGCCCCTGGTTAAGAATTCCCGTGATGGCGTCTCCCAGCCGCACGGGATTCTGCTGGATGGCTCCAGAAACGGACAGTTCGGCCACGCTTAACGAGCCGCACGACACGTCGCCATTCACAGTCAAGCACTGGCCGAAGATTTCTTTAAGCATAGACATGTTTGTAGTGTAAATTTGGGGCGCGCGAGTAGTGGTGGTGTTGTTGTATACTATAATACCACTAACTTAATATTTTCATCCTCTTACAAAGAAGAAATTTCCCACTTGGTGTGCAAGAGCGGAGTGAGCGCGTTCGCCAGCGCTTGGCTTCCGTAGTACGCGGACATGGCGTGAATGCCTCCGTAGAAGCGCGAGAGACCCACGTCGTCGGCCAGCTGTGTCCACGTGGAAGCGCTCCAGTCCAGCGTGACGGACCCCGCCGGTGCAACGCCCGGCTGAACTTCGCTGCCGCCCTGCGCAACGAAAAAGGTGCCGAAAGAAGTTTGACGGTCGGGGGCGCCACTAAAAAGGGGTGTCAGGACCGTCAAGTTGGTGCTGGTGTAAGTTGCATTAACTACGGGTAAGTTGGCGGCGTCGATGTTGGCACCGAACCAGTGGGTCATGGTGCTCGCGAAGCACGCGGCGAAGTACGTGTGCCCCGACGGGAAATCAGCGAAGCGCGGGGTGACAAAGTTGGGCATTTGGTAGGGGACCCATAGCGACGCGTCGGTGGGCACACCAGAAACGGGGTCGGGCTGTACCGTGCCCCTGAACCGGTTCCGCACCTCTTGAATGGGTCTCGATTCGCTGTACTGGCTTTTCACCCGCCACACCAGCCGGCTTCCCTCGAACAGGTTGACGGACAGCTGCAAAAAGGCCAGTGCTTGCGCATCTGTCTCGCCCGAGGTGCTCTGGTACGCCGGTGCGGTGACAAAGTGGCGCACGTAATCGGCCCACAGCCACGCAAACATGCCGGGTGGCGTGCACGTATGAAGCCCGCCAGCCCAGAACTCCGCCGACATCTTTTGAGCGTCGGACAAGGAGGCGCTGGCAACGTAGACGTCGTGCACCTCAGTGTTGCGCGCGGGATCAGTGTGGGGGATAAAGTAGGGCGCGGCGCTGCCCGCCACCACCAGTTCATCCGCGGGCTCCAAGCACGTGGACCGTACCTCGTCCCATTTGTATCCTAGGTACTTCTGCGCCGTCTTCCCCGGTAGTTGCAGAGGCGTCCACTGACCCGAGTTGCCCGGATCGGCGCTGCTGTCCACTACCAGCGGTGTGTTAATGTTCGGCAGGTCGGCGCTGGTGGCGACGTACGCGCCGGTCGTGGGGTCATTATAACCGTCGCTAGCGCGTGAAGCCCACCACGCTTGCCATCGCACGCTAAAGGCGGCACCGCCAACTCGCGCTAACACGTCAGCTGTCGCGGCATCCTGCTTCAATACAGTCCAGTTGAACAGGGCGCGTTCACGGGCCAGCAGCGCGGCTGTGTCGTACCCGGGTATAATTGTAGGGCCGTACTGGGAGAGCACCCAGACAACCCAGACGGTGGCGTCGTTCGAGGACTGCGGGTAGCGGAGGTCAAAGTCCCAGTTGTCGTGGCTGCCGCGGATGGTGCCGGTCGAGGGGAAGCCCGACGCAGTTGGCGGCAGCGCGGTGTCCGAGTTGATAGAAGGCGAAACCAGATTCCAAGCCGTGGCGAAAAGCATCGCGAGAAGGTAGCACAAGCGACTGGTCGTCGTCGGTGCCGCACTGGCTACGGTTACAATATACTGTAATAAGTCATTGACACAGTTCACATGCTCTTGGCGCAGAAACGTAAGGCTGCTGCTCTCTCCCAGAGTGTTGTAGACGAGCTCCGCCGTGACCTGGTCGCGGAGCATGGGCTTAAAGCTGACTAGGTCTTCCAGCGGCGCACCACGCAAGGGTGTGACAAAAAGGCCGGAACTGTTGTGGAGGAACACCTCGTCTGTGGCGGCGATGGTGATTGTTTGACTGTTAACGTTGACGAGCACCTTGGACGTGGCGGCGGCGATGGTAGGTGAGTGACTGGAGTCGACAAGCACGTGCGTGGGGATGGTAACGGCGGCGGTGGAAAAGATGTTGCCCTGGACATTCACCTCCGATGTGTTTATGGCGTGCGTGCAACGCAGGGTGTCCCCGGCGGTGACAGTGGCCGTGTTTTCCCGGAGAAGCGACATTTATTTTACTACATGTTTATTTTTTAAAACGGTACGATTAAGGCAACATGTAAAAAGCAATTACGAGCGCTGCTGGATGGAAGTTGACACGTTCAACGCCGGGTGCTTTTACGTTGGCACCCGGACTAAACGTATCGCGTTTTAACTTCGTTTTGTCGTCGCGTATTTAAACGTGTGACTAGGTAAAACAGTAAAACCTCACTCGATGGCAGAATCACCGAGTCGAACAAAAATAAACGTTATCATCCGTCCATCGGCCAGCCGCACTTCGAGACAAAACTTCGGATTCTTCGGAGTAATTTAAATCTGATCACCGCGGACGGTCGTGGTAACGCGCTAGAGTTTTTCGTCCAGTGTTTTTTATACACGCCCGAGCCGTTGTTCGTGTCCTCGCTGCTCGCCGCGCTCCAAGAGTACATCCCCGCATCCAACGTTGTGCTCCACGTGGAGCCGGGTTACCTCGGTAGTTTTATCTACCGGTGGCTGAGTGACATACTTGCGTTTTCATTTTTCGTATCTCCGTTTCAAACCAGTGGTCGAATGATTTTATAACGCGTTTTTTTATTTTCTGTAGTGATAAAGTAAACCGCTATGTCTCTCCTCCAAGAAACTCACAACCAGTATGCCGACTTTTCGGACACGGTCAGCTGTCTGGACCTGAATGCGTCCGGCGCCATTACCTCAAACTCCGTCGTCACGGAGGCACTGCAGCTTACCACGCTGCCCGCCGCAGGTCGCTTACTCACGTCCGACGCCACGGGTAACGGGTCGTGGCAGCCGCTGCCCTCGGCGTACGGTTACGCCGTCGGCCAGAGCAGCGTTACGGTGGCTGCGGGAGCGCTATTTACGTTTGACCTGGGCACGGTGGTCAGCAACACCGGCTTCACAAGTGTCCCCGCAGCCGGAGGCAGTTCGTACGTCATCAGCAGGGCGGGCGTGTACGAGTACAGTTTCTACGTCGCCGCGGCGGACGGCGCAGGAATTGTGCAACCGCTGATGATCGCGGTCGTCGTAGGCGCGAGTGCAGCTGTTCCCCAAAACATTTTCCGAAGCGGCGCCGCCGCCATTATCACTGACCCCTTGGTTTGTGTTGGTAGCGGGCTCATCACGCTGGCCGTGGCCGACAGTGTGAGCTTGCGAAACGTCACCAACTCATCGACGACTGCGCTCACCCTAACAAGCATTCCGGTCGGTGGTGTTGCGGGCGCGAACCGCACGTTGCTCCTGCGACTCGTCGTATAGATCGCGTAGCCGAAGAACGAGGAAATTGTAACAACGTTTCCGTGCACAAAAAAAAACAAAAATAAACCTTTTCATTTTTATTTCAAGTTACGTTTCGCATGTCAATAAAAACAAAAATAAACCCTTTTGGTGTGTGGGAGGACATGGATAGACGCCCTACTGGTAAATGACAATGGCGTTCACGTTACCGGGGTTATCTCGCCCTACACTTGATACCACGACCGATGCGTTTCCGCGCGCAATCGCCACATGGTACCCCTGGTTAGCGGCCGTTGGATTTAAGTTGGTACCACGGTACTTGTTCCCGTTTTGAATCCACAAGCCACGCTCGTCTCGCACATAAACCCATGTTGACCCTAAAGCCTGTTGGTCGTACCAGCCTCCCGTCACAAGTGTGTCTCCCGCAAAATTGAGCTGTACGGTCCCTCCGAAAGCAACAGTTTGCGTCGATTGATAAGAGTAGTCCACTGGAACAATTTTTTGGCCTTGCACAAACCCCACTCCTGTTACGTAATTAAACATCACCACGGCACCCGTTGAGCCTACCGACACGGGAGCATTTAGCGCGTCTTCTGGAGCTCCGACGGCCAGGGTGGAACCGTCGCCGCTAAGCGACACACTTGAACCGGCGTACACGTTGTTGGGCGACAGACTGTATGGATTTATAGTTTGTAACAACGACCACGCGGTAAGCGGGTCCAAAGCTGCGCGAACAAACACGGTTACTTGGCCGACTAAATTGTTTGCTAAGTAGTTACCGGTGACCATGATACGAAAGTCCAGAGAGATAGCAAGTGAATGCTGTGCTGATGCAATGCTGCGGAAACCCGCAGAGGTGAGGGTGGAGGCGCCAATGGCATAAAAAGAGACACCCGAATCGCTAAGTACCGCCAGCATTTGTTTCCCGCTGTTGATCACTAAGCCTACACCAAAGTTTACGTAAGTACCGGTGAGGTCGAGCATGGCACCTACTTGAACCCATACTCCCGCGGTCCGGCGGTACACGACAACCTGGTTGCGGGAAGGGCTAGAGACAGCCAATAAATCGTTCTGGTCGCTTAAAGCGATACGGGGCTCGATGTTGTTTGTAAATGGTGGTGTGATCGTGCTGTCTAACACCCAGGCGCCAGCGGTGTAGAGATATGTTTGAAACTGATTTTGGAGGGTGGCGAAGAGCTCGTACACCACGACAATCATGCCACCGTCAGACGACACCACGACATACGGGTGATTGCCGTTGCCGGTGCTGTTCAGTCTGATCTTAGGTGCTCTTTGTACGTAAGCCCGGTAATCGGCGAGAGGCGCCGTCCAGGTGGCGTTGCCCGCGTCATCGGAAGACGTGAGGGTGTAGCCAAGTGACGGCACGGTGGGGATGAGCTGGAACTGGTTGGTGGTCAGGTCGCCGCTGTTCTCAATGGTGGAGCTGGTCAGGGTCGTGAAAGCGCCGACGTTAGCAGAAATTTCTCGTAGCGACGACATGGTGTTTGTTTTTAATACTACTGATAGAAAAAAAAAAATCGTTGAATTCCAAAACGTTGGGTGACAAAAAGACAACGTGCCGTTTATGAAATCCACGCTGACCCCAACCCCTGCTGATCACTTACGTAAGCCCGGTAATCGGGGAGAGGCGCCGTCCAGGTGGCGTTGCCCGCGTCATCGGAAGACGTGAGGGTGTAGCCAAGTGACGGCACGGCGGGGATGAGCTGGAACTGGTTGGTGGTCAGGTCGCCGCTGTTCTCAATGGTGGAGCTGGTAACGGTCGTGAAAGCGCCAACGTTAGCAGAAATTGCTCGTAGTGCCGACATGGGGTTTGTTTTTATTACTAGGTACGATACGATTGTCGTTTAATCTGGTATACAAGTTAAAACCCGCGATGGACTACACCGAAATCCATAACAAATACACGACCAAAACATACAAACTGGGTGACCATTTGTTTTTCGACAAAGCGTTTGATACGCCGGGCTTTTCGCATCATGGTGTTTATTGTGGTTACAACAAGGTGATTCACTTCTGGGCTCCTAGCAGCGAAAAAAACAAAGACAGTGCTTCTGTTCAATACATGAACATAAAAGACTTTGAGAAACTGGCCAGACAGAGACGCGCGCGCGTTTACGTGGTTGATCACGGCGATGAAAGAGTGCCACGACGGGAAAGTGTGAAGCGCGCACGACAAGAACTCGGCTACCGTGATTATAATGCGATGACAAACAACTGTGAACACTTTGTCAACCACTGCGTAATAGCCCAACGACGTTCTTTTCAGGTGGAATAGGTATAATAGTACAGTATGTTGCAACCGCGAGTGATTTAGGAAGCATACTCAAATCAAGAACAACCTCTACATTTTGTTTTGGGTTTTAACATTATGTTTTCTCTTTTTTTTTGTAGAGATTCGGTCCATGCCGGGGGCTCAATAACTTCCCTGTGACGCGCAACAAATGATTGTGTAGCAAGAGGCGGCGTGGTGGTGGCGTGTAGTGTGGGCGGCGTGGTCGCGGCGTGTAGTGTGGACGGCGTGGCGGCGTGTAGTGTGGGCGGCGTGGCGGCGTGTAGTGTGGGCGGCGTGGCGGCGTGTAGTATTATTGGTGCCGCAGTTTGACGTCCAGTTGATGTGTTAGTGCGTCCATTGTAGACGGCTGTACACGGCAAGTCACTACGTGTATCTGATTTAAACATTACGTTGTTTTACATTTGGACTTAGAAAAAAAAATGTAGTTGTTTGTGCAATTTCCGGTTCACATTTGGACTTAGAAAATAAAATGTAGTTGTTTGTGCAATTTCCGGTTCACATGATTGTGCAAATTAATAATGTGCCGATCTGGATGCGCGCCACATACTGGGTTGGACACTAGCCACTGTGATAACCCCCGCTTACATTTTGAACACGGCAACAGAATTGTTAAAGTTTGTAGTAGTAGATCTACCATTACTGGCGTCGTCCCTTCCTGTTTAGAGAACTCGTGGAGCAACGACCACATTTTAGGGCCCCAAATCCGTCGTGGGACTGGACTCAGATACTGTTCTATAAACACCTCGGGGACAAATGGTACAACCTTGTTCAATGTTTCATCCTGCTCATGCAGAACCAACAAGTTATTAAACAAGTCATCGTCGTCGGTATTCGCCGGGAAGCGGAAAATGTACAGCCACTCAAAATGCGTCAAAAAATTTTTTAGTGCTTCGAGATGAGGTTCTGGGGAACCAGTGAAGATATACACGACATGCAACAAGTTCGTCAATAAAATACTACTACTATGCATTTATTTATTCACTACTGAAACTAGTTATGATTTATATTAAAATACAACGACGACGAACGGAAAGCCACCACGACGAACGGCTTAAATGAAATCAAAGAGTCCATAGCGGCAAGTAGTACTTCCCAACAATACCAGCACCAGACACAACATTAACAACAAGAGCGGGGGTTTCGGCTGTGGTAGTCGGAACACCGGGGAGCGCATAAGCGTTCAGGTTAACAATATTATCGCCCGAAACAATAAGTTCGCCCTTATCGTTAACATTGAGGTTGGCGAAAAGCTGCGACGAAAAAACGGGAGCGTTTGCCGGACCGGGATTATTCAGCGTTAACCCACCGTTACGGGTGGCGATATTTGCAACATTAGAACTATCCAACACATCGCACTCTGATAATTCACGAAGCTGTAATACTCGAAGATGGGACATGGTTTGCTTTTTTTTATACACACTATTTTATTCGTAACACGTTTGCGGTCATACGACCAGTAGTTATATACAATTAGTTATACAAGTCTAATGTGAACATCCTCGCCTTCACTCGCAGTCACGCGATCGTAAAAGAGATACGCCACCATAGGCGTTTCACCCTCCGCCTTGTACGCCTCCAAGAAACGGTACAGCGCATGCACGCGCTCGCTGAGGTTAACGTCGCACACCACGCCGTTCACCGTAAACACACTGGTGTTGAAACGTACCCACAACACATGCGCAAAAGCGTCGTTATCCATTAACACCTCGTTTGCGTCGCTCATCCGAGCGACTTCGGCTTCCGGGGTGTACTTCGTCGGGTCCTTGTGTTGGTCCTCGTCTACCTCCAGCAGCACTAACAATTCATTCGTGGGGAACCGGATCGCTGCGTCGACCTCTACGCGCTGGCGAGCAATGCCAAGGGGACGACAGTCAATCTTGAAGCCGCGCTCCAGCTCAGGGTAGTGCTGCTCCACCATGGTGAGCACGCGGTGCTCGACGCCGTTACGAACACGCGTGCCGTCCTCCCGATGTCCAAAGTCGCGGTGGTGCGCGATCTGCTGCTCGTACGCCGAAACGTAATCACAGCCCACAACAGTGCACGCCAGAGGGCGAAGCTGGAGGTGCACGGCCTCATTGTGGATCCGTAGATGCGCGGGTCTGGGAAAGCTCATTTCACATTTGTCACACTTGAACGGTTTTATTTTTTTGTGGACTTGTTTGCCGTGCTCTACAACCTTTGCGCGCCGATTGCTTTGGTACGAACACTCGGAGCACTTGAATAGTTTATCGCCGGGATTCGCGTGATTCTTCAAGTGTTCCACCAGCGTGCTTCGATGCGGAAACGTCTGGTCACAGTCTACCCACGTGCATTTGTGGTTGCGTTCTTGCGTGTGTGTTGTGCTATGCGACTGTAAATCGCTGAGAATTGCAAATTTCATGCCGCAGTCGGTAACCGGACACGGGAACGCGCGTATCGTTGTGTGTTTACGTAGAATATGTTTCGACAACACATTGGAGTACCCGAACGTTTCGTTGCAGTTGTCGTGCGGGCACTTTAAGTCTTTCGTTTTCTCGTGGACGTTTTTTACGTGAACCCGGAGCTGCGACTTGTCGTAGAACATTTTTTTGCACGTGCTGCACTCGTGCGTCGCCTTTTGCTCGTGGACGCGTCGTACATGCGCACCCGCATTCGAACGAGACGAATACGTCTTTTCACACCTGGGACATGAGAAAGACACTACGGTTGACGTCATGATGATGAAAATTGAGTTATGACAGGTTTTACAAAAGACAAAAGACACTTATTAAACTTTAAAATAATATTTATTTTTGGAGGATTACAGTTGGCGAATCTTAACCCCTTAAGATTGCTAACACTAAGAGGGCGACGGTTATTAATTCGCAAATCTCAAACCGCCTAACCCGTACTTGAAGCGGAGTACGTTCCAGTTGCGTGCGAAGACGAGGGCTGAGACGCCGGTGTTGCCGTCGTTTCCGGGGACGATGTTGGCGGGCTGGATGAGGGTGGGGCCGTAGAAGCAGCGTCCGTCGATGACGACTTCGAGGCGGGTGGAGTCGATGCGCGAGAAGTTGCACGTGCCAGAGGGCTGGATGTCCTGCGGCTGCAGCGCGAAGGAGTAGCAGTAGATGAACTTGTCGGGGATGTTGGTGTGGTGCTGGTACGGCTGGATGAGCCGGAAGTAGCGCCCCTCCTTGGCCTCCCACCGGTTGGCGTTGTTCAGCAGCAGGCGCGCCTGCTTGCACGGGTCCACGCTGAGCTGGGTGATAAAGTCCAGGGGGCCTGAGAAGTTGAACCACTCGTTGTACAGGTTGGTGCACGGGTTGATGTTGGGCTGGAAATCTCCATGCACCGCCAGGCGCAGCACCCAGAAAAGCTCCATCACGGTGTGGTTAAAGTTCAGGTCGATGTTGAGCGACTTGTCCTGGCCGGTGGCGTACACCGCAGACACGGTCTGCTCCGTGCTCATGCTCTGCTGCTGGTGCTGCGGGATGACGCTCTCGAAGGCGCCCTCCGCGAACTTGGCGCGCTCGTTCTGGTCCAGGTACACGTACGTCACCATAATCTGCGCGCCCAGGGAAGAGGGCGTCAGGGGAGACAAGTCGGACACCGACTGGGCGGGCCCCTCGTAGTACTGGCCGTTAAACTTGGCGCGCTGCTCGATGGAGTTCAGAGTGTAGCCGTACGGCGCGCTCAGGGCACCACAGGTCAGCTTGAGCAGCTGGGTCAGCATGCGGAACCGGACGCTCACCTTGACGCTGTGGAACTGCAGAGACACAAGCGGCAGCGCAAGACCAGAGTTCAGGGTGAACCAGAAGTACAGGGGGACATACAGAATGCGCGGCTGGCGACTCAAGGTCTGCAGCGCGAAAATAGAGTCGTACTTACCCGTCATCTCCTGCAGACGCTTACCCGGGGCGCCAGACAACTCCTCCCAGATGTACATCAACTCACCATAAATCTCATCAATGCACTGACCACCAATGAAGAAGTTGGTGCGCTCAATGGCGGCCTGCCCCACCGCGTGGGTCCAGTACGGCTCAATGCTGACGTTGTCCACCTTCAGGCTGGGGGGCACAATCGCCTCCGCCTGCGTCTGGGGGTCGATGTACCGCAGACCAATACCCGGCAGATCAATGCGCACGTACATCCAGTACACCAGGTCGCCGATACGGTCCAGGTTGCAACTGGGGGTCGCACCGAACTGCGCGGTACCTTGGTTAAAGTCCAGGTCGTGAGACTCCAGCGCGAAGTTGGTGTACCGCTTAATTACATGACGCCAGTAGGTAATCACGGGCTTAGCCGTGAGAACGCCATCGGCTAAACCGAGCGAGACCATTTGATTTAAAGCACCTCCTAAACAAGCTGACATTTTGGTTGATTGATTTGTTTCTTTTACATTATATACAGAAAAAAAAAATCGACACTATTCGAACGACCCCCGCAAAAGTGATCGAACGATTAGCTAAAAAAAAAATTGTGTCGTCGTTTAAATACATGCACATCCATGTCATTCAGAAAAAAGTAGTATACAGTAAAAGAAACGCCTTTTATTCGACATGAAAAACACAGGAACCACACTGTATTTAAAAACTAAACCAAAAACACAATCACAAACGCCTGAAAACACACAGGAACAAATTACGGCTGTGGCATCTAGTCAAGAGCACCCCACTGCCGTCAACCCCAACAATGAAGACAACCGCCCCTCCCATGCCAATGATGACGAGGAAAACAGCGAGGACGACGAGGGGGACGAGGACGACGATGAGGAGGAGGACGACGACGAGGAGGACACGGAAGGTAGCTTGGTTGATTTTATTGAACATGATAGCAATGAGTGTTATTTAGAAGATAAAGATTCTCTATACGTCGAAAAAGAAAAGGTATCACGCCGTAGTCGTAACGTTGTACGTACTTGTGAAGGCGATCAAACAAGTCAAACAAACGACGCGAGCGACAAAGATACGGACAACGAAGAAGATGACGATGACGATGACGATGACGATGACGATGACGATGACGATGACGATGACGATGACGATGACGATGAGGATGA